GATCCTATGTTGTATGAAACAGCAGGTGAAAGAATTAGTCAAGACTTATCTACTGCTTTAGAGATTACTGCTGGAGATGACCCTAGGTTACAAGCAGCAATGGGTAGTAGATTAGCCCAACAATCAGCAAGACAAAGACAAAATTTAGAGTTACAAAAAAGAAGAGATATACAAAAATTAGAGGGGGATATAGCTACGGGTGAAGAAAATAGACTGCAAAGATTAGCTAATTTAGATTTAGCACAAGCTAGAGGATTTCAACAGCAAGCAGCAGATGCTCAAGAAAGAAGAGTGGCTGGCCAGCAACAAGCTATAGGTTCTGCTGTGTCTATTATAGATGATTATACTGGATTAATAGCAGCAGGAGTATCACCACAACAAATTCAAAAAGGTTTTCAAACTAGTTTTGGTGGAGGAGCTCAACAAACTCCTGTTAGTAATGTTGTTACACCTGGCATAACAGGTCCAGCTGTTAGAACTACTACAGGTGGTTCTGGTATGGGGGCTCTAATTGGAGGTCCAGGTTATATTCCACAACAAGAGTTAGATTACTTTCTACAATACTAAATTATGGCAGCACCAGGAATAGGTTACGTAAAAAGAGATGTAGATAAAACTACTATAGATTGGAGCGCAGTAAGCTCTAGTATTACAGGTGCTTTAGGTGAGGCTTTTACAGAGGCTCAAAAACAAAGAGCTGAGGTTGAGTTGACAGACCAAAAAATGGCTGGTGAAATACAAAACCTGCCCAAAGGAGCAACACCAGATCAAAGTAAATACTATGCATCCGCTATTCAAAATATTGGTGATGCCAATCAAACTATTAAAGAGCAATATGAGAGTGGTGACATTAGTGCTACTCAGTATAAGATAGCTGTTAACTCCCTTAACACCCAGTATCAAATATTTAAAAATAACGCTGTATCTTATCAAGATGCTTATACTAAATACAAAGAAAAAGTATTGGATGAAAATTCTGGATTAGTCACTAATCTTTTTGCCACCACTGTAGATACTATGGCTGGTATGAATAAATCAGTTAACTGGAATGCTGAAACTCAAATGCTTGAGTCTACTTATGTGGTAAATGGACAAACAATTACTACTCCAGTAACTAATGACTTAGCAATGATGAGTTATGAAAATAAAAAGTTTGATCAGAAAAATATTACTAATGCGGATAACTCTTTTGCTAAAAAGACTTTTGAAACTGTAGATTCAGAGGGTAATGTAAGTTACTCTGCTAATTATAATAGTCCAAAATTTAAAGATGCTTTACAAAATTACGTGTCAGGACTTACTAGTGATGCTAATGGAATACAAGCATTAGAGTATTTAGGAGCAAGAAATTATGAGTTAACTTTAGAAGCACCTACTAACGCTAATCAAATACAAGTAAGAATTGATAAAAGCAGCGGTTTACCAATAGCAACAGATGTTGCTGCGGTTAAGAAACTAGCTCAAGATGGCTTAAAGAAAGATATAATAGCTAGTTTAGATACTACTTATAAAACATCTGTAGACTCAAAAAGATTTAAAGAGTCAAAAGAGTATGATGCTAGATTTAAGTCTACTTTCTTGCCTAATATAATAGCTGCTAAACAAATGACAGAAAATATCAAAGCGGGAAAACCTTTTGTGGATGTTATTGTAAATAGAGTTCAAGGAATGGATGATCCAGACAAAAGAATTTTAAAAGTTGATGAGGTAATAGATGAAACAGCTAAAGCTTCTTACCCTAATGCTGATTTCTTTTTATTAAAAAATGGAAAACTAGAAGGAATTAAAATTCAAAGTGAGTCTCAAATCGCTAACTTTATGAACGAGCTAGAAGGGTTGAAGCCAGAAAGAATTGATCAATACAAGGTTGATATAAAAAATTATGACTTTTTTACAAATCCCCAAGGTGAAGTAAAGTTTAATAAATCTGCAGGGGGTTTTAGACCTGCAGTAGACAATAATGGTCTTCCTGTAAATTAATAACATATGCCTAGTTACAAAACTCCTAACGGAAACATATTAGAAGAGTCAGTGCTGAGAGAACAATATGGAGAAAGGTTTGATAAATTTGTTGCTGAAGGACTTTTGATTTTAGTAGAAGATGATGAAAATTTAAAAAAAAAAGATTCAGATTTACCTGCTCCAGAGGAAGTTACGGAGTCTATTACAGAAACTCAAACAACACCTACTTCTTCGGACTCCTCGTTAAATCCTAGTTTATTTAGAGAGATGACTACTGAAGAAAAGGTAGCCACTAGACAAGGAACTCCATATGATGATACAGAAGAAAAAGATACCTTAATAGAAAGAGCGTTAGGTAAAAACGCAGTTACTGACTTTTTAGGAGATATGTATAGAGCAGGAGCTACAGGCTATCAACAAGGGCAATCTGTTGATGAAGCTCTTGAAGTTTTAGCCAAAGGATCTAATGTTTCAAACCAAGATGTTGAAGAATATATTGCAGCTGTGCAAGAAACAGGCCCTTATAGTGAGTCTGATGAAATGAAAGATTTTTACAAGACTTATAATAAAGAAGGTCAAGGTATATTTGGCGTATTAAAAGGACTATATAATAATCCAAGTATACTTCCAGAAGTTTTAGTTTCATCAGTTGCTTCAATGATGAACCCAGCTACCGCTGCTGGAGGTGCAGCTGGAGCGCTTTCTGGTGGAGTTGTTGGTTCAACTGGTTTTTCTTTAGGTCCATTAGGTGTTTTTACAACTCTTGGAGGTGCAGTATCTGGTTTTTTTGGAGGAGCAACTACAACTTTAGAAACCGCAATGACATTTAATGAGTTGCTTAGAGAAGAGTTAGGTAATAAAGAATTCAATAAAGAAAATATAAAAGCTATATTAAATAACCCAGAAAAACTAAGTAGTCTTAGGTTTAGAGCGGTAGGAAGAGGAGCAACTATTGGTAGTATTGATGCTATGACAGCTGGTTTAGCGGGTGCTGTAACTAAAAAATTAGTAAAGGCAGGTGTTAAAAAAAGTTTAGCTGGAGCAGCTGGAGGAGGAATAGAAATGGTTGGCGGTAGTTTAGGTGAGGTTGGTGGTAAAGCTGTAGCTGGTCAAGAAATGGATGTAGCTGACATATTTTTAGAAGGCGCAGCAGGATTGGGTTCTGCTCCATTAACTGTAGGAGCTAAACTTTTTTCTAAAAATAAACCAACTTATAAATTAAATGGTGAAAATGTCACTAAAGAATTTATGTTAGGTTTTGTTAATCAATTGTCTGATGAAAACATAAGTAGTGGAAGTGCTAAAATAGAAATAAATAACGATCCTGAATTAAAAGGAATGTTAGAAAGTAGACTTGAAGAATATAGCCTAAATAAAGATATCCCTGCCAATATTGCTAATCCTGAAACAAGGACTAAGTTAGTTGAGTTAGAAAAAGAAAGAAAAAGTTTAGAGAATAAAACAACTCAATCTGCAAAGAATAGAGTAATAGAAATAGATAACCAAATTAAAAACTTACAACAAGATGCCATTCAAGAGCAAGAAACAGGAGATATACTTGATGCTGAACCAGCCGAAAGTGTACAAGAAGTGGAAGAAGAAGTACGGGAGCCTTCTATCGAAACGGAAGAAAAAATAAAAATTAAAAGTAAACCTGCATTAGACCCTGTTACAAAAGAAACTATTGATTCTTATGAATTAGAAGGTGAAGAAAAAGAAAATAGATTAAATTTTGTTGAAAAACAAATTGAAAAAGATATTCAAGAAGGAAAATCAGTTAAAGAAATAGTTCAAGGAATTGAAAAAAGATTAAATCTTGACAAGCAATCTAAAAATAAAGTAATCTTATATATAACTGATCGTGTAAATAAAAAAACTACACAATCGTTTTCTGAGTGGAATAATTCAAAACCAACACCAACCGAACAAACAACAGAACAAGAAGTTAAGGTTTATGATAATATAAATGATAACTTAGAAGTATTCGGAGAGTTTACTAAAAATGTAGAGTCTGGAAAAGACTTAGCTAATATACCAGTAGAAGTTCAAAATATTATTGATTTAGGTCAAAGATTAGACGAGCAAGGAGCTACTGTTGAAGTTACTAGAGACTTGGGTATTGTTGATGGAAGACAAATACTAGAAATTACAGCAAGTAATGGAGAAAAGTTTTTAATGTATAAGTCTAAAGGAACTGGAACAGGTGCGGCTTCTAAAGGTAAATGGGTTCCACTTCCAGGTTTTGCTAAAGATGGATATTTTATTAAAGGCGCATTCAATCCTGAAACAGGAAAGACATTTATACCAACTGGACCATTAAGTGAGGTAAACAATCCTAAATTTAACAAGTATGGAAGTGAAACTTTTAAAAAGTTAGCAGAACAATTAGAGAGCGAAACTACTATTGAAGAAACTCCCACTGCTGAAGTGGTTAAAGAAGAAGTAGTTGAAGAAAAAACAACTAAACAAACAACTAAACAAACATCTAAAGCAGAGTCTCTTAAAAAGAGAATTAATAAATTATCTAAGTCACCTGACGTAGAGGGAACTGTTGCTCAATCAGTTAAAGAATTTTTGAAAATTAATCCTAGAACAGTTAATGACATTAATGCTTATATCTCTCAAGCAGAAGCGATAGTAGAAGGGCTTAAAAAAAGTAGGACTTTTAAAGGAGATGTTAAGATAGCTGAATCAGTAGACATTAAGAAATTAGATGAGTACAGTAGTAAAGAATTAAAAGCTCAAGATCAAACACTTCGTGAGAAAGAAGCTAAAGCATTTGAAGAATTAACAGGTCTAAGTTCTGAAGAATTATCTCTAGGTGAAATGAGAGAAATTTTAAATAGTGTAGATGAAGAAAGTGTAAAGACTCCAAAAGAGATAAAATTAAAAGCTGAGAAAAAAGCAGACATTATAGCAAGGGGAATTAAAAAAGCTTTCTCCACCTATAGTGCGATAATAAAAAAACAAATAAAGACAGGTATCGATCCTTTTACTGGTGACCAAGTAAAAATATCTGCTAATGACCAAAAAATTATTGAAAACTTTTTAAATGTTGACTTAGATAATTTAAGCCCTGCTGAACAATTGAGGGCACTAGATGCTTTAACCAACTTTGCAACCAACCAAACTACAGGAGGTATGAATGCAACTATATTTCAAGATAAGGGAGTAAAAGAAGCAAAAGCAGAAGAAAAGAAAGGGCTTGTAGCTAAACCTCTTCAAATTTTTAAAAGAAAAGGATTATCTCAAGCCTGGATAAAATATATAGCTTCTTTACCAATATCTTTTGAACTTATGTTTAAAGGACAATCAAAAGGATTGAGATTTGAACAAGCTAGTGGTTTCAGTGACATAAAAAATGGATCGGCAAAGGCAGAGGCTGAAAATAATCAAGTTTTTGATAAGTATATAAAAAAATATAAAAAAACAAAACCCAATGGAGAAGCTTTTAATACAGTAGATAATGATGTAGAAAGAGGGATGTTTGCTTTTATGAGAAGAACAGTTGACGGAACTTTAGAGGAGCAACAAAAAGAATTTAAAAGAAGAAAAGGGTTAGTAGAACAAAGTATAGATAGATTAAAAAAAACTGGAGAAACTAATGATCAAACAAAGGCTGAGGTTTACGAAAAAATTTATGATAAAATACTAAAAGACGCTACTACCATAGATGAGGTTGATGCTAAAGTAGATGCTACTAACAAAGAAGCGGTTGAATGGATTACTAATGAATGGGCTGCTCGTAGAGATGATTTAGCAGATATATCTTTAAATGTATATAATAGAATATTAGGTAAAGACATAAATTATACTCCTGACTCCTTTACTTTAATTGAAGAGCCTAGTTCAACAGCTGATATAGGTGAACCTATTTTTGAAGGAACAAGAGAAGTTATATATGATAAAGAAACTGGTGTGTTAAAACCAAAAAATCCTAGTTTTGTTTTACCAGAAAATAGAATAATTAATTTAGGATTTGATTCTCAAAATAGTAGAAGTTTAAATGCAGCTCTTACTGATATATATACTGCAGAAGGTATTCAACAACTAAAAGGTTTTGTAAATTCAGATGCTTATTCTAAAATAATACCAAACAAATCAGATAGAGATTTAATTACAGAAAGATTAAGAAGATATATAGATGCTAAAAGGGGTGTTTCTTTTATAAAACCAAGTAATAAAGCATTTATTAGAGGTTTAAATAAATTTTCTTCTTTAGCAGTTGGTAGAGCTTTAGGTGGTCCTACTCAGTTTATAAAACAACTAGTTCCCATTGTAAATACAATGGCTAACGCAGGCCCTGTATCAACTATAAAAGGATTAACTCTTTTAACTAATCCAGCTGTAAATAAATTTTTAAATAACAGTGGTTATGGTATCGCAAACAGAGGTCTTCAGTCGTTAAGTTCTTTAGAGTCTAGTAATTCTAAAATAGAAAATGCTGCTAAAAGTAATTTAGGAAAAGCTGTAGATCAATTAGATAAAGTTAATCAGGCTTACTTAAAAGCTTTTGTAGCTAATCCTGATAAATTTGCAGCAAGGGCTTCTTGGCTTTCGTATTATACTAACTCTTTAAAAAAACAAGGAATTAATCCTAATGGAATTGATTGGAATACTCATAAAATAAATAAAGAAGCTGCTGATTTTGCAGAGCAACAAGTGAGTAGGCAACAAAATGTTTCTGATATAGATTTGCAAGGAGAAATATTTAATAGTAAAAATCCTTTTATTCAATTTGGTAGAAAGGTAGTTTTACCTTTTGCAAACTTTTTATTAAATCAAAAAACTAGAATGTATAGTGACTTAAGCACTTTAGCTAGTCAAACTTCTACATCTCAAGATAAAAAAACATCTGCTAAATCATTAGGAGGGTTAGCAGCAGAAACTATTGCTTTTAACGCAATTGGGTTGATTTTATTACAAGCTTTAGATTTAGCTACTATTGAAGAAGATGATGAGGAAAGAAAACAAAAAATGTTAGAAAATAGGGTTAAAGGAAGATTAGGAAATATGATTAAGGACATTGTTTCTCCTTTACCAGTAACAGATGTTGCTATTATTGCGTTTGCAAATTATCTTTTAAGACAATTTTTTGAAGAAGAACCTGAAGAATTGGTTCAACTGTCTACTAGTAGAAAAACTGCTCAACCAAAGAAAAAAGAAACTTTTCAATTATTTTCCGAAGACAGAAAATCTGCTATAGAAAGATTAGGTGTACTTGGTATTAATTTAAAAAATGCTACATATATATATGATGTTTTATATCCGATGGCTGAAAGAGGAGAATATCAAAAAGAATATATGGGTAAAAAAGGTAAAGTTAAAAAAATTGATCCTAAATATAATGATGTTGCCAAAATGAATCTTGTTGCTTATCTTTTATATACTATAGGTCTTTTACCTTCTGAAACTGCTAATATAGTTAGGGGAAATGTTAAAGATATGCAAAAACAAAAACAAGAAATTAAACTGTCTACAAGTAGATAATGTGTTTAACTTTTTTTAACAAACCTTAGTCACAGGTATCACAAAGTAGTATTATAACTAAATTAAAGGATGACCACTTGCAATATCTGCAATCAATCCTTTCCCGATACTTATTTTCCATCTGCTGGAGTTAAAAACGGTAAGAGATACAGGCGTAAGCAGTGCTCTAAATGTTATGGGATAAAGAAAAGACATCGTAGGTATGTTAACCAAAGGTGGCTTAGAGAATTAAAAGAAACAATGGCCTGTGAGTCTTGTGGATACTCTAAAGAAACACATCCTAAATTTTGCACTCAAGCTCTTGAGTTTCACCACTTTGAGAAAAATAAATCATTTGAAGTTAGTAATGGCGTTCACAGAGGAATGTCTATTGATAAATTAGAAAAAGAAATAGCAAAATGTAAAGTTCTTTGCTCTAGATGTCACGTAGAAGAACATTATTCTTCCTGATCAATTAATTCGTTTAGTATTTTAATTAAGTCCTTGCAAGACTTGTTGACGTTTTCTTGGTTTTGATCTATTAAATTTTCATATATGTCATCAGTAGTGTCATTAATCATTTTAGTTATAAAGTTGACATATGTGAGATGATGTCTCATTGTTTCAAATCCTCTGAGTATAATAACTCATCACCAAGTTTTTTGTCTATTGTTTTTATCGTTCTATATATCTCTAAACTTTTACGTTTGACATCATCCTTTTCTCCTCTTGTAGAGTCAATTCCTAAATGAGCATATAAACTACAATCAATCTCTAACAACTTATCTATCTTATCTTTATCGGTCCAAGTTTTGAACTCTAATATTTTTTCAATGTCCTCAAATTTATATCTCATTTAAAATTGATTTAAGTTTATATTTGTTATACGCTTCTATTTCTGCTTTATTTAAATCTTCTTCTTTATATTCAGGAATAAAGCCATAATTCATTTCATTTAGGTGATAAGGTTCATTCTTACTTCCCAAAGAACATCTACAATCAGCTGTGTTAACAGCATAAATATAAAAATTTCTTTTAATAAAAGAAACTGAAAAACCATATCTATTGGCTACTTTTTCTATGCTTACACCTTTTACTAAAGAGTGTTTTATGTTTTTAATATCTGTTTCTGAAGTATGGTGTTTTAATTTATAATCAGATTTCATTTAAAATTAATTTTTCGTTTATTAAATCCAAGTAATCATCACAATCTATCTCCCTAATGTCTGTAAAAGAATAAACTTTATTAGATAGTTTTATACAGTCTACAGAAAAAAATGTAGGATCTGGGGTGTGTACAACTCCACCATAAGTGCAACTATGTTTGGGAGTTAAAGTTTTTAGATTTTTATTAATTAACTTAGCTATCTTTAAAGATTTTGTCATAGGAAATTCATCCTGGAGTTTAATGATAAAATTGTCCTGGACTTCATATAAATTACCCTTTGTAGACTTCTGTGTCAAATCCTTGTTTTTTAAGTTCTTGTATTCTATACTCTTGTAGTTTAGTTAATTTAGTATTTGGTTTTTTAACTTCCAAAAATAATGCCTTTCCGTCTTTTAAAGCTAATAAGTCAGGTATTCCATTTTTATTAGTTAAAACTAGTTTTACAACAAAATAACCCTCTTCTTCAAGTTGTTTTATTTTCTTGTTTTGTATTTGACTTTCTTTCAAAATATAATTTACGTAAACTGCTTCCTAATTCGTAGTCATTAGGATACTTTTTAATAAAGTCTTTTAATAACTTCAAGCAGTCTTTCATTTAAGTAAATTTACGGAATTATATTTATGTAGTTCATAAAAGTATTTGGTAATTTTTTTATTGTTATTAAACTCTGTTCTATATGGAGCAAACTTAGGTACAATTTCTGACGTAATAATTTCTTCTTTTAATTCATTTAAGTTATATGAATAAACTCCAGATGGGTCTTTAACTAAATAAAAAGGATTTTTGTTAAGAGCTTCGCCTACCATTAATAAATTATAAAACTTATCTACTTGTATATAATGAGTATCGTAAATAACATCTCTTATTTTAATTTCAATAACAGATTTATCAGTCTGTGCATCAAATATTTCATAGTCATTTTCAGTAGGTTTTAAATTGCTATTGTATTTAACGTTTAAATCTTTAATTAATTGAAGTTCTTTCTTTTTCATTTCCAATGGTTTCTACCAACTAACATTCCAATTATGCCATAGTTAGCTATATCTATAAACGTATCTTCTTGACTTTCACCAGGAACATAATTCTTTCCATTCTTAATTAAGTTCTTTAATCTGCTTATCTTGTCAGTTAGCCTAATAGATAAACCTGTCAAAGCAAAGTTTTTGTCTTCTGGTTTATTTAAATCACCGCCTAATGCGATATTATTTAAACCATAATCCATTTGCTTTCTAGCAAATAATTTATACATCTCTTGTTGTATCTCCTTGAACTCCTTAGACAATTCAGGATATTGTTTTTCAAACGTTTCTATTTCTGTCATTTTGTTTTGTTTTTATAGTTTAAGTAAGCTCCTTCAATACTAAATCCAGATCCACATTTAGTACAATCGCCTTTAAAATAGTTGATATACTCTTCTCTTGGTATGCAGTACCAGTTATTATTATATGGATTAAAATGGTATACTAGATTGAATTGATGCATAATCTTTTTTAAAATGTTTTAACGTATAATCTTTTTTATTATTTACTGCTTTATATATCATCTTCTCAATGCCTTTTTCGGAAAAAACCCAATATATTTTATTATACAACCTGTCTTTAGTAGTCATACGATCACGACTCTGCCAATAGCTGGTAGCACTAAAGTCAATATTGTAATATACTAAATACTTGGCATTCCTTAGTGATATTCCTTCTCTACCACTTACAATTTGTAGTGCAATGTTTTTGTCTGTACTGTCAAACTCATCTAAAGTAGTACATAAATTTTCTCCAAACACTTCTTTCAATGCTTTTAACTCTGCTTGAAACTTATAAAAAATACCAATCTTTATTCCTTTAAATTTTTCTTTTATAAACTTAGCTTTACTTAAATCTAAAACCGTTGAGGCGCCACTCTCAAACTTAACTGTGCCACTACATAACTGATGAATTTTACTCATTAATTTTACTGGTGTATCACCAAGTATAAATTCTCCATTTATCTCAAAAACCTTGTCTTTTTGTAAGATTTTTGTAATTTCTTGAACTTTTTCGTCAATTTTTACTAATAAAACCTCTTCGTCTACTTTTGATTTAAACCCTGCTTGTTGCTGAGTATAAGACAAAGTATATGGCTTCATTAAATCTATAATCTCTTGCTTACCCTTGCTGTAATCATTGATGTCATATCCATTTATTTTCTTTTTAGTTACATTGACATATCTATGAGCAAACTTGTAAAAGTTTTTACAATCGTAAAAAGGATTGGATGTAGATCCGTAAACTTGATGATACATTTGAGAATAACTCTCTGGAGTAGGTGTCCCTGACATTAATATTAAGTAAGGATTATGTGATTGAACTAGCTCCTTGACATTTTTAGCTCTTTTGCTAGGCTTAGGAAAAGCAGCAATAGAATGTGCTTCATCACAAATAACAACATCCCAATCATAATCTTCTATTTTATGTAAACTCTCATAGTTAATAACTTGAAGATTGAAATCAGGATTCAACATATTATAATCTGATTCAATACTACTAATGGCTTTTTTCTTAGTTATGAATAACACATTGTTAATGTTAAGCTCCTTACATATTCCTAAAGAAGTTAATGTTTTTCCTGTTCTGACCTCCATAGATAGATACAATAGTTTGTATTTATTTAATATATCTAAACCTTTATTAATAATATCTATCTGATAATCTCTAAACTTCATAATAATTTTTGAATTTTAGAACACTTTTCATAATCTTCTAACTCCATAAAATGATCAAACATCATCTCTATCACATATTTATTATCAGGATATTCTGGATCGTGAGCAAATAATATATCTAGATTAACTACATCAAATTCAATTTCATCTATAATGTCTTCAACAGTCATTCCTTCTACTATTATTTTATAACTATTTATAAATGCTTGGTGAATTCTATCTGGGTCAGTTAATCTTTTCATATGTCTAATTTACTATTATATTCTGCTTCGTGTTTGCTTCTCATTCTTATCCATTTTCCTTTATGGTCTTTACCTTCATCAGGACTAACCCCTGTTTTAAATACTGCGTAAGAGTTTAGCCATTGATAAAACTTAGTTCTAGAAACAGTCATCTTGGCTTTTGGAGCAAAGTCTGGATTCTCAGAAATAAAATCTATATAAAGTTCTTGTTTATATATTTTATGACCATTATCAAAATCTTCATTAGGGCTCTTCCCATCTAATAAACCACACCACTCAATAAATTCGTGACAAGTTTCAGCAGATAACTGACGTATCTTAAGATTTACAAAAGAACTTTTAACTAATCCTTTATTCATATAAAACTGTAAACAATATATCATATAGTTATCAAACCTACACCACTCATCAGCACTCCAATCACCAAACATCAACTTACCAAACTCATCATATGGAGTAAATGATTTATTATAATATTGATTTAACTCTAACTCCCACTTCCTTCTTTCAAAAGAGTTACCCTTTCCTTTTATTGCATAGTTAGTAGTAATGGCTACCTTTGGTGACTTTTTAAAAGGAATCTTAATAGCATCTTTATTTTTCTTCTCTAGAGTTAATCCTTCAGTAATGACACTAAATAGTCTTTCAAAATCAAAGTGTTTTCTAACGTCATCAAAACAAAGTATTTGGGTGTCTGCTGATACTAATTGATAAGCAAAGGATCTTTCAAAGTTGAATCCTTTTCCATCAATAACTACTAATTTTTTCATATGTTGTAAAGCATTCATAAATAAACCCTTGCCTGTTCCTCCCTCTGGATTATCACTAATTACCTCATCATTTAAAATGACTGCTGGACAATAAGATAAATTCTTATAACCGTGCATTAAATAACCTATAGTACTTTCAGTAGACTCTATTCTTTTGTCATCTTTAGCACATATGTTAGATACAAATTTTTTGTAATCACACTCAATAGACTCGCAGTCTGTGTAATCTCTATCAATAACGTGGTCTTTCCAAACGTATCCACCTAAATCAATATAGTCTATTGGTGTTACGGTATTGTTGGTTATTTTAACTGCACAGTTTTTATAATATATGTAAGATTCGTTCTTAGTGTCTTCAATAAAGAATACATCTATAGAGTCTAATAGGGTTAAAAATTCTTCTCTAAAATATTTAGTGTGCTCAGCAAAATAATTATATACTTCTATGTCATCGACAGTTAGTAAATGTTTTAATATAAAATCTTTAATCTGCTTTTCAGATGCGTGATCTATTAGATTGTTAGTGACCTTTACAAACACATAATTTTTACTACCCTCTGGATTGTATTTATAAAAACCATTTTCTTCTAAAAACATTTTAAATTTTAAATGAAATATTTTTATCACACCCTTTTTATTTTTGGTCCAAAACTTATTATCAAAACCTTCTTCCTGTATTTTATCTATTACATTATCTAAAACTTCCTCATCTATATCCTCAAAGTATTTTTTAATATCTGTCTTAGACTTACCTTTTAATACATTTGATTTAATAGCATTCAATGTATCTGAGTCTTCATAAACTCTTGTTCCAAAATTAGCTATGTTGGCATATGCAGAGTCAATGGTTCTTTTAATCTCATTTAAATTAAAGTCTTGAGACTGAAACCCATTTAGTACATACTCTGCAAGTGACTTCTCAATACCAAAGTCATTGAATGATGAAGCCAATATGAAAGCATTTTGATTTCTTTGCCCCTCATTCATTGGGTACTTTTTCTCCCACCACTTAACTAGTATGTCCACAATCTTGGTTTGGTCGGTAATCGGTATGGTAATTTCTTTTTTATCTATTGCCGTAGGTGTATCTATTATTTTATCCCACAATAAAGATTCTTCATTAACGTGAACAATAGGATCGTAACTCTCATAACATACTCTTGAGATGTTTTTTGAGGTGCTATCAAAAAAAGGTGAGTCAAAGTATTGTTGTAGTGATGCAAAATATTTTACGTGCATATCAATATCAGAAGGGACCCTGATTAAAACCTTGAGTCCCTTTCCTGATGGAGAGATGAAAACACAATAAACATACTCATCCTTGATTAATTTTTCTCTATGCTGATGTAATTTCTTTTGATTGTCATATTTGTCAAAGTCCAAACATATCAAGCCACTATGCTCTAAAATCGAGTCATCATTCCTTTTATTGAACTTACCACTAAAACAAATAGCAGGTAGTTGTTGTTTTAATTCGTTTATTTTTTTCTTATCTTTCTCAGTTCTAATCTTTTTTATCAAGTCCTCAGAACGACCATCTCTTATTCTATCTATGATGTCATTTACTGGTAAATGAAAAGGCTGGGTGGTATCCTTTATGTTTTTAAATATTGTTATGACGTTTTGTGACATATTTATGACGATTTTGTGACGATTTATCTTTATCTAACTTATTGATATATATATAGTTATATATATTTGTGACGATATTGACGGTTTTAATAAATAAAAATAAAATAAGTAAGCATCCTATACAACAAGCGCTTAATATTAAAATATTTTTTAAAAAAACCGTCATTTCCGTCACATTTATAAATTTAGAAAGGAACTTCTTCTTTTGTTTCTTTCTTTTTAGTAGGCTCAAAAGTGTCCAGCTCCACATATTGTTTCCCAGACTTAGATGTGTTAATATTTAAATTAACCCAACCATTTTTAGCGTTTTCTTTTAAGAATACTACTGCATCCTCAACTTTAACCGCCATTGAACCAACAACCCAGTCAGGTTGATTTTCACGAGTTTTAAATAAAAACCCATCAGCAAAAACTTTCTCTTTGCTCATAACTATATATATTTAAATTATGTCTACAATATAACCTAGTGTAGACTTCTAGGTAAGCTCCTCTTTGATGAAAAACTCATCTATGTTCTCTGTAGCATCTTTACTAAAGAATTTATTATAAATCTCTAATGCTCTCTCTACTTTTTCTTCTCCGCTTTGAATAAAAGACTCAGTAGGCTCATAGACACCTAACATCTTTGTGTTCTTGTCTATTACATAAAATACTACAGGGACACCAAATATTTGTTGGTATATATAAGACTGACTATCATAGTTATACTTTTTAGCAGAGTACTTAAATTTAGATATGTCAGAGGTTGTTTTAAGATCAATAATATAATCTGTTGCTAATATATCTGCTTTCCCTTTCCATTTAGCACCTTTTATGGTTTTAATTCCAGGAACCTCATACATATTAAACTTACTGTATATAAACTCATAAAAATTAAAATTACTTTTCATAACAGAAACTAAACTATCTATGTGGTCTGCTTCTGACTTTAGTAAAGCAATAGATAATCCGTGTTCTTGTATTTGATTCTTATAGTTTTTTGTATTTCTTGATGTTGAATCTATAATAACAAACTCATCTTTTTTGTGTGGCTCTATCATAGATACGTGAAAGTATCTACCCTCTATCATAGCTTTGGTTTCTCCTTTAGGTTTTCTGAAAGAGCGTGGATCATTTAGTAAACTGTATATATCAGAGTTAGATAAAAACTGCTTACCAAAGTCCCCATAGTATTCCTTATCTTCTTGTAACTTATATAAAGTTTCTTCTTTACTAAACATAAGTCTTGATTGTTTTAATAGCTTCTGATGTTAACTCATACTTCTGCTTCAATCTTTTTACTACACCATCAAAACCTAAATGTTTATTATCCACTACATACTTCAAGCAATCTTCCCACTTATCATCTCCAAGATCTAAACTAGCTTTTTCAGTAGCCTTCTTATTAGATTTTTTACTAGGATTTGATGCCTTAGATTCAGACTCTGGCAAATCTTCACCTGCATATATATAAAGACCTAGCCCGTGTCTTGCTATGGCTTTAGTTAAACTTCTTTGAATACTTTTATTGACATCAAAAGAAGTAATTTTATCTATAGTAATTGACTTGTTTCTATAATCCATAACAGGCAGATATTCAATAAGCTCTATGTCTCCGATTGTAACACCTGTTTTAACCCAAGCCGTTTTACCATCGTGATGGTAACATAATCCATCTGCGTTCTCATAAATAGTATAAGTAGCATCAGGACACGTCTTTTTAGTTTCGCTCCAAGCCCAAGCCCACGATAAATAGGTCAAGCCATTTTTATTTTCAACGTGTTCATTTACATTGATAGATGATAATTTTTCAAATGTGTTTTTCATTTTTGATTTGATTTAATTGTTTATTTAATTTACTGTACTTACTTAGTACATTCTCTTTTTGGTTTTTATAATGCCTAACTTGTCTGGTATTACCATCTTGATATGCATTTCTAGTTCTTATAAATAATTTATCTAATTTATATTCCAAGTCATTCATTAATACATTTATTCTGCCTACTACCCACCCTTCATTATAAAATATTTGATACTCTTCATTAGTTATCTCTTGATAATTTTCTCTATGACATCTAAGTATAAAGTACTTATCTCTATCTTTCTCTATCTTAACACCTTTGTGCATAATAGCTTGGTTAGTTTTGCTATTATCCATATATATGGCAGATCGAATGTTTTTAGCTTGATTCCAGAGATCCTCTATACTGAACATTTTAATTCTTTTACAAGATTCCTTAAGTCACTATCTACTCGCATTTCATTCTTAATTTTTTCTTGCCCATATAATATATTGGAATGAGCCATTTTATGATTATGCTCACTAAGAATGTAGTCTTGGATGTAACAAGGTCTTATATTTCTATCCTTACATAGATAGAAGTAAATCTGTCTAGCATCAATATGATTTCTCTTTTTAGATTTGTTAAATAGACTCTCGACTGGTACCTGTAGTTTTTCTACTACTACCTTTTCTATTTTGTGGAGTGCTTCTTCTTTTGTCATTTGATTGTATTAAATTGTAGTATTCATAGTCATAAAAAGACTGACTATTCATTATAATTAAATTTTCGTAATTTCTTTTACTTTGTCCCATTTTAGTTCGCTAATATAATATTTGTCAATGAAATATCCAAATTTAGTCAGATATTTTATCTAAAAATATTTGTAATCTTCTGATTTCTTGTTGGTTAGGTCGTGTTTTTAATTTTTCTTTTAAAATTAGGTCAGTAACCCAATTTACTTTACCTCCCTTAATTGTTGTAGTACTGTAGTATTCCATTTTTCTATAATTTGTTCATTAGTTGAATCATCTATATAATAAGTATATCCATTGATTTCAATAAATATACTGTTTTTTGATCTTACATCTATTTTCATAATTTATGTTTTAACTGTTAAAAAGTGGTCAGAAATGGTCGGACCTGTAAAAAACTGTACTAAAAGTGATCTATTTTAATATTTCTATACATAATTGGTGAGGAATTTTACTTCTTTCGTGGTTTCCTTTTAATTTTTGTGTACCTCCAGTTTGAGTTCCTCTAGGTGAGGCATCGTGATGGCAATGTCTATCTATAACGTCTCCTTCAGGGTTAGAGCTGTAGTCATACTTGAAAGGTTTACACATTGGTTTAGGTTGCCAATTTAAATTGTTAGTCCATATGTCAGTGGGTTTCATTCTAGTATCTCCATATTTACAATAACTTACTGTGTGTTTTATGTGTTTTATTTCATCCCAATGAGGAGCTTTTCTCATCTTACCTCTTGGATTCTCTATATACCATATCAAATTAGGGTTGATACTTTTAAATACATTTATTATATATAAAGTTGCTTCCAATAATTCTATTCCTAGTTGTGCAGAGGAAGTTTTAGGAGTAAATACTTCACCTTGCACCCAATTTCTACCTATACAAGCTACTGAGAATCCTGTACAGGGCGGACTTGCCCATAGAATATCAGGAACAAAAGGAACTTTATCTATCTTAAAATTCCTTATGTCTGCAACATAGTCTATATCTGGGAAAGAATTTATGTCGGAAGAATAAACTTCATAACCTAACTCTTTACAAGCCTTTCCTACGCTACGTGATCCTGCAAATAATTCTAATACTTTCATAATCTTTCTTCTAGTTCGTTTATTAAGTCTAAGTCTTCAATTAAGTCGTCACTTACATATATCTCAATAAATTCTTTACCAGCTATAAAGTCATCCACCAAAACTTCAACTAAATTATCTTTATACATAAAGACATTTTCTTCATTGTTCATATTTTTTACGTGACCACTTTTATCTGTAAACCCTAATATATATATCTCATAACCATCTGCTGTCTCTGAACTATACATTACTACGTCTGGAGTTCCTACCCATTCATCAGTAAGCTCCACATAATCTGCTATTATTTTTCTCATTTTATTTGGTTTTATATTTTATTTTACTATCTTTGAATAACATTTTTTCAAAGTCAATGACCCTGCCTCAAAACTGGTTGTTGACTTTTGTCTTTAACATTCTCTTGGTTCTGTGTGTTCTCCACACTCGGTGCATATGTCAGTCCATTTTATTTCTGCACCACAACATTCTGATTCTGTCATTTTATTTATTTTAATTTGTGATTATATTTAAGTAGCAACTCTCTTTTTAATGGGTCTACTTTTCCATAAAGTATGGCATCTTTGCATATTTCATTTCTAAGATCATTTACTCTCGTTTCTACATATCTTTTATGTAGTATACATCTATTATATTTTTTAAAAAATGTCATATCTTTCTTTATTGTCTGCATAATCGCAGGATTCGTTATATATATTTATATTATTGGATTCTAAGTAATCAGCAAAGTTGTTAAACCATTCCAACTGTTTGATTAATCTTTCCATTTTAGTTCTATCTATTTCTTTCATATCATTGTCATTATAAGCATAACTCCAATTAAGGCACATACGCAAAACATTATTAATAATTCTTCTTTCATAATTTTTCTATAATTTTAGGTAAATATTTTCTTGCTTCAATACTTCCATAGTTTTTAAAATCTTGCCCACTCCCTAATTCCATTTCTCTATGATAGGCATCAATAAGACAATCTTTTAAAAATATAAGTTCTTCTTTTGTTAGCTTTTTCATATCTCTGCATCAAATCTACATTCATCATAATCTGGGTTGTCGTCAAAGAATTCTTTTAATTCCATCCCTATCTCATAATCTGCATATTCCTCCAAATCTTTCTGGCTCACGTTGTATTGTTTTTTGATTTCATCATTGTAGCCTCCTTCTTCATTGAACATTTTATCTACCTTCTCGATATGTCCTTTATGTTTAATAGCATCTAACTCTGCACATATCTCTGCATAACTATCTCTATACACTACATAATTTATGTAGTTTGATTCTTCTTCGACTGCACCAAATCTCTCGTGTGCATCGCTACCTTGAACGGCAAACATAAATTTACCATTCACATCTCCATTATAATATCTTCCCATTTTAATTTAATTTAAGTTTATATTCATTTGAAATTTCATTTATTGTTTGAAATATTTGCTCAGTTATCCATTCATTTGTTAAAGAACTATTTAATATTTCCTGAGCCTCTTCTAGCTCACAATCATACTTTTGAAACACATCGTCTACGTGCCATAAATTTTCAGTATAATATCCTCTTAATTCTAATTCATTTCTCAAATCTTCACTTGATATATTTTTTAAATCCATTTTAATTTAATTTAAGTTTATAATTATTTGCTACTTTCTTAAGTAGTATTTCAACTGCCCATTTTTGATCCCTTGACATATCTTCAATAAATCCTTGTCCATATAGATATTCAATAGCATCTAGGCATTCTTCTTTTGTTACTTTATTTATCATTTTATTTATTTTGATTTATATTTTATTTGATTTTTAATTAATACTTCCTTTTTAAATCTAGCCTCTAAATCTAGAATTTGATTTAAGGTGAATCCTGTTAGCCTGTCCGTTGCATAATGCATACGGGCTACCTCTTTGTTAAATAGCTTACTTGCTAAATGTTGTACGTTTTGTATTATATTTGATTTCATAATTGTTTTCTAATTTTGTTTATTTCTTTTAAGTCTATATTGTGGCAACCAACCTTTAAAAGTCCGTTGAATGCATTAACAATGTATTTATTGTCAATCCTTGCTCCAACTATTTGTTTAAGATCAATTAACTTCAATAATCTTTTACCCTCTTCAATTGGTATCTTTACACCTTGAGACGTTTCAATTATATTATTGGCTTTGTCTATCCTCAGAAAGTCTTTGCCCGTTTGGTTGCTTAACCAATTTGTTTCAAATGTTCGCCACTTTTTTAACTTCTTTTTAACCTCTTTTAATTTCTTTTCCTTGTCCTTTCTAGTTTGTTCTTTTACAACTTCCAATAAATTTTCTGCATTCTCTGTAAAGTCCTTATAAAGTTTTACTATTTGTCTATGTTCTTTACTCTTTTTTGGCTTTTTAAAGTCTATATACTCAAAGTAACTTTTGAATAAGTTATTTATTGTTGATTTATAATAATCCGCCTTTAATCGAGTTCTAGAAAGTAATTTAAAAAGGTTCTTTAATTCACTTAAAACAAGTTCGGGATTTGTTTCCGTTTTAAAAAATTGTCTTTTATCCCTTGTTGCGTTTGTTAATAAGCCTATATGTCTTGAAGTTGTTACACTGTAACCCTCATTATTAATTATAATTGTTTCATCGTCTATAAATTCCCCTAACAAATAATGTGAGCCATAGGAATAAATTTTGTTGTGTTCAAAGTACATTGAACCATTTGACGTTCGTCCATAGGGTTGGTCTTGCAAATTAAATGCGTGTACTATTTCTGAATTTGTAAATACTGTTTTCATAGTTTTTGTATTATATTTGATTTCATAATTTATTAATTTCGTCAGCTAATATAGTAAAATTTTTATTAGTTTGACAATTTACTTTATTTATTTATATAGTATCAAGAGCTTTTAATTTTTTTACTCTGTGATGTATCCAACTATGTTCAAACCATACTTCAACAACTGTCCATATTTCCAACTTTTCAGCTGCTTTTAGATTTGCTTCTTCAAAGGTTTTGAATTTAGCCGTTTTATTTCCTTTTCCTTTCATTGTGTTGAGTGTTTCCTCATCTAACACAATGTATAATTTAGTTTCTTTAAGCATTGTATTTGTTTTTATAGGTTTTACAAAGAGTCTTCAATTATTTGTTTATAAATCTCATTTATTTCTTGGTCATTGAATGACATTAAATCTTTAAAATCCACCTCATTGTGAGTGTGCTTTATGTGTCTTTTTATAAAGTTTATTTTATTTTTAATATTCATAATTTATATTCTTTTAAAGTTCCTTTATCATTTGATTTCATAAATTCTGATCCAAAAGCTAATTCAAAGAGTCTTTTTTCTTCTTGTTTAGTTATGGTTTTATTTATTAGTTTCTTGTATAGTAAATTATATTCTTTCATTTGTTTTTAAGTTTAATTATGTGATAAGCCATAAATGACCAATAGTTTTTAATAATTGTTTCTTCTTGTTTTTCAGTCAAAGTGTATACCTCTAATAATATTTTAGATAGTTGTAAAATTTTATAGTTTTGATAAGGCAAATCTATTGCAGGGGGTAAGCCCTGTAACCAATTTGCAAAACGATCCTGTAAATTTGGGTATCTTAATTGATTGTTTTTGTAGTTAAATTCTACCTCGAAACAGTCAAATAAAAACTGTATTTTTTCGGTTGGTGTTTCTGTCTTGATGTCGTAGCCTTCACTATTTATTGAATCAAGTATATAACTTTGAATATTATTTAAATATTTATTTGAATTACTTTTAAGCATTTTTTTAGGTTTTATTTGTTTTTAGCGCATAGAGGGGGAGTCGAACCCCCAATTAACCATATTCCTAAATTCTTGGTTTAGGTACAAGGCTCTATTTCAATTTTACCCTTATTGGGCTACTTTATCACATTGCCATAAATTTACTTTTCACCTTGCGTCTATGCGAATTTAATTAATAAAAAAGGGGGCAATTGCCCCCTTGAAAAGTATTGTTTCAGTCCTCATAAATTTTCTTTCATTTCGTCAAAATCCCCAAAAATTTAATGGATGTGTGTTTATCATATTTTATTATATATGTTTTCGGACTGTGTTCCCCTTTTATTTTTTTGTTTATTCAATACTCTTTTTATTTTGCTAATTCTTCTAATAATTCAGCCGTTGAAATTTCTTCATCCCCTGCCATTGTGCAAACTAATTCTTTGATAAAGTCGCCCATAAAAGAAGAAAATTTACTTTTGCTTTTCTCATTGTTTACAAGGGTTAGTTTAACGCCGAACTGCTCACCATTTAAAGAAATTCCGTTAAATGATTTTATTTCTTTGTTATTCTCTAAAAATTGCACGTCAAATTTTCGAGCAAATTTAAACCCTATTTTTTGGTTATATTTTCTCATTAAAGTAATAAATTTTACTACTTTGTTTGATAATGTGCCTGCGATTAAATTAATCTTTGGTTCGTTCGTGTTGATGTCGATTTCAAAACTGTTGGAATCAACATCGGTAAAAATTAAAGTATATTTCATTTGTGTTTTTTTTAATAGTTATGTAAAGACAATTTAATATTGTATTATGTTGTTATATTGTTTCTGCTTGTTAGCTTCATCAGTTTACAATAAACTATTCTTTTCGTGTCCGTTTTGCGTGTGGTCTCCACGTGTTTAAATATGTGTTTTTATCTTCTTTTGGCTCTTCTTCTGTCTCTTTGCTTTTCGGCTCTATCTGCTTTAAATATAGCCGTGTCAATGCTTTTTATTTGGTTATCAATTATTGTTTGAATCCTTACAATTTTAGCCCCTTTCTTATGCTTATTAGCTATATTCGGTTTGATTCCGTGTTGCTTATTGTCTTTAATTCTTATCATAATTTAGTTTTAAGAGGGGCTAATTAAAGCCCCCTGATTAATTGTTTATAGATTAAATTTATCTGTTATAAACTCCCCTATTTCATTTGTTAACGGCTCATAATATGCTAAACTCAGTTTAGATAATATAACCATAAGTTCAGGATTGTTTTTCACTTCTTTGTTTAAAAGTTTTGAAATCTCTGATAATTCTTTTTTATTTAATTCCACTTTATAAGTTTCCATTTTGTATTTTTTTAGTATTATTTTCGACAGCTAAGTAAAAACAAGTAAACGAGACTACAAAATCTGTTTAACCTTTAAAATTCTGGATTAACAGAGAAACTCCAGAGAAGAAAAAAAGTTTAGCAACCTTAAACAAAACATATTACTTTTTACACCATTTCAACAGATAACAAACAGGAATAAAAAAATATTTTTATTTATTTGGGCTAAATGGCGGGCGGGTTTTATTCCCTTTCTAAGTATGTTTAAAGGGTTTTAAAGTTCTTAAAAGGGTCTTATTTAGTTTATAAAATAGCTATTGAATGAACAACAAAAGACGATAAATAAACGGCTCTAAAGTTTACGCAGAATGACAAAAGCACCCACAAAGCAACACCACCAACCCCACCCACCACCACCACAAAACGGCAAAAATTACAGACGCATCAACCACAGCAACACCCCCACCCCCAAAAAAAAATGTTGTTTTCTGTGGCAACGTGCATACGCTATGTAGGTGTGTTACCCCCAACTTATATATATTTCGTAAATTTATTTGACTGTGTTACCAGTCTAAATGCCGATTGTATTATGTTGTTATTAGTGAAAAGCTAAGATGGTTAAAGCCCAGATATAACAACGATCGGCTAAATATGACGATTATCGTCAAAATTATGACGAAAATCTGACGAACTTTTACTTTATATAATTTACTCTAACTTACTGTAAATCAACTATATATTATTAATAGCTGACGATTTTGACGATTTTTAGTATAAAAAAAATAAAAAAGTAAATAAAGAAAAAGAAGAAAGTATATAGTGCTGATTTTTGGAGAAAAAACCGTCAAACCGTCAAACTACTTGATAATCAGGTAGTTAACTAAAAACAAACCGTCAGATTATTTCTAACTTATTGATAATCAAATAGTTATTTGTCAAAACAATAAAAAAAATTAGTTTATTTGTATGACTTAAAATAATTTATATATTTGGAGAAAATTTAATCTAATGTCATACAATCCAAAAGAACTCGTCTTGCACGAGGAGGCCAGAACTAAACTAAAAGCTGGCATCAAAAAAATTAGCGAAGCAGTTAAGAGCACGCTAGGTCCAGGCGGAAACACAGTCGTTATTGAATCACCAGCTCACACCCACGGAATCACAGTTACCAAAGATGGCGTTACAGTAGCCAAGGCAGTTCAGCTACTTGATCCAGTAGAGAATCTTGCAGTTCAAATGCTCAGAGAGTCATCTCAAAACACTGCGAATGTAGCAGGAGACGGAACAACAACAGCTATTGTTTTAGCTGAATCTATAGTAAAAGAAGGGTTAAAACACCTGGATGAAAATAACATTAGTTCTAACAAATACATTAGGGAGATTAATAGTCATTGCGATCAAGTGATTTTAAACTTAGAGAAAGTGACTAAGAAATTATCCAAAAAAGGATTATTGGATGTAGCTACCATATCGGCAAACAACGATAGAGAGCTAGGAAAAATAATAGCAGATACTTATTTAGAGGTAGGTACTGATGGCGTGGTTACGGTAGAAAATTCTCAAAATGACCAAACGTTTAGTGAGGTTCATAAAGGTATTCAACTAAAAAGAGGGTGGGGTGCCAATTCTTTTGTGAATAACCAAAAAAAGGATGAGTGCATATTGGACGATTGTTATGTACTATTATCGGACCACGTTATTAGTAACGTACTGCAAATTGAGAACGTACTAAAACCAATTATTAATGGTGGACACAAACTACTGATCATATCGTCTTGTAGCACCAATGTGATGAACACACTATCGGCTAATGTAGTTAGAAACGGGTTGAAGTTGTGTCAGATTGAGCCGCCACAGTTTGGTTACAAACGACACGAGCTAATGAATGACATAGCAGTAGCAACTGGGGGTAAGTATTTCGCTGAAGAGACTGGTGATGACCTCAACTTAATTAGAATGGAAGATTTAGGTAAGGTAGATAAAGTAGTGGTAAGCAGAGATGAAACCATTATGCTAGGTGGTCACGGAGATGAAGAGGTGATTAAAGAAAGAGTAAAAGAGTTAAAAGTTCAAAAAGACAATACCAAGTCTAAGCCAGATGTTGTGTTTATGAGTGAGCGAATAGCTTGCTTAAACGGTGCTATTGGCGTAATATATGTTGGTGGCAACTCAGACATTGAGCAGAAAGAAAAGTATGATAGGGTAGATGATGCAGTGTGTGCAGTTCGTTCAGCACTAGACGAAGGCATACTTCCTGGAGGAGGAGTGACATTATTTAGGGAATCAAATAAATTGTCTGAAGGTAAAATGACTTTAGCAGAAGAAAACATAGCAGACTCTTTAAAAGCTCCTTTTTTCACCATTATGAAAAATGCTGGACTCTCTGACGGGGACATTATAGAAATAGAAGGGCTGCTAAATAATTCAGAATTCAATATGGGTTATGATGTAAAGGAAGGTATGTTTGGAGATATGTACAAGATGGGAATATTAGACCCACTTAAAGTAACTAAGAACGCACTTAAAAATGCAGTATCGGTAGCAACAACCATATTAAGTACTAACGCCATCATTACAATGGCACGAGAAATAAAATGAAAAGACTAGCAATAATAGGTGGCTTAAGTATGATGACAGCATCTGGAGCCAATATGATTTGGAACAATCAACAACTTGGAATGAACCCAAATACCTATGCTTTAGCCACTGGTGGTTTTTTTGTAGTGGTTGGAATAACTTATAAACTATGAAAGAGAGTAAGCTGATTGAAATGCAAAATAAAATAAAATCTCTAAATGCTGCAGTGCAGCATTTAGTTACACTATCAGTCGGCACAGCCGAACTAATTAAACATATGCCAGGATATGATGAGGCTCTTAAAAAAATTAAAAAGAATGAAGCCAATAAATAAATACATAATTATTACTCCAGCTCAAGAAGAGCTAAAAACTAAATCGGGTTTACTTTTATCAAAAACAGATGCATTTGCATTTAGATATAAGAAAGCTACGGTAGTAAAGCCTGGGACTTTAGTAGATACTATTAAAGAAGGAGATGTTATTTATTACGACAAGGCACAAGCACACGAGGTAATCATCAACGATCAGTCGTATGTGGTTATTCAAGAGCGTGACGTTGTGGTTGTTTTATAGACTTGTTTAGTTCTAGTATTGCATTACGATAAACTTTATCCATATATCTTACATCGTCTTTAAATATAGGGTTGATTTCAGCTGATTCTGCTATTTCTTCACCGTTTAGTTTCTTATAGATATTATTAATAGCTCTTTTACCTTTAAAAGTCACTTCATAAAGAGCAGCTTCTTTACCTTGTTTTTCTCTCCATATGTGAATATATCCCCTTTCGATTAAACTTTTAAAACGAGTTGGGTCCCAAGACATAATATTTCCATACTTATGAAAATGTGTTTTAGTAAACAGTCTTTCTGAGTAAAGAAAAAACATAATATCTAAATCAGCTACGGTAAATCCGTATTGTTTTTTTGCCCAGTAACGAATAATTCTCCAGTATTTTAAATAGTCGTGTGACGGATGTATTCTATCGTGAACCTGCCTTACAATCTTTTTCATATCTTTGCTAAATATATGGCAAAAAGAAAGAAAAACAAAATATGTCCAGCTGGTATAGCTTGGGCTAAAAGAACGTTTGATAAGTATCCTTCAGCCTATGCTAATATGGCTGCAAGTAAATATTGTAAAGACCCTAATTACGGAAAGTAATGGCTAAGAAATTTAAACCACATATGATGTATAAAGGTTGTAAAGGTAAAATGGCTTTTAAAGAAGAAGACCATAAAAAACTAAAAGAAAAAGGTTATACTCATAAAAAATCCAAAAATTGCAAAAATGAGTAAGTTAAGTCCCAAACAAAGAAAGATTGCAAGGCAGGCTATGCCTTTCGATAAAATCACAGGAGCTGATTTTAAAGTATTAAAAACCAAAAAAAACAAGAAAAATGCCAACGGTAAAAGTAAAAGGTAAAAAAAGAGTATTTCCATACAATGCTGTAGGAAAAGCTCAAGCAGATTCATTTGCTAGAATGACAGGTGGAAAAAAGAAAAACAATCCTGGTTACGGAATGGAAAAGAAAACTAAGTCTGGATATTAATGGGCGAGCTAAAAAAATGGCGTGATCAGAAATGGGTTCGTATTGGTACTGATGGAGAAATAAAAGGAGCTTGTGGTACTAGTAAGAATAAAAAAAATCCTGACCGCTGTTTACCTTTAGCAAAAGCAAGGAGTTTAAGTAAAAGACAAAGAGCAGCTACTGCCAGAAAAAAGAAAGCCTCTGGCGGTAGAAAACAATTTATTCCCAATACTAAAAAAGCAAAAGTAAGAAGTGGCAGAAAAAAGTAAAATGAAGTGTAATGTTGTCAGGTCTAGTGATAGGCCAGGCAAAAAGAAAATGGTCAAAGGCTGTGAGGGGGGTAAAGAGAAGTTAATTCACTTTGGCGCAAAAGGATATGGTCATAACTATAGTGCTGCGGCACGAAAATCTTTCCGAGCCAGACATAAATGTGATACAGCCAAGTCGAAGTTGACAGCTCGATATTGGGCCTGCAAACATCTATGGGCTGGCAAGGGAGGCTCTACAAAAAGCTCTCCAAAAAGTCGAAGAGGAAAATATTAATTATATTTGTAAAAAAAACAAACTATGGATGGTTTAGAAATGAAATTTGGTCGAGAAATCAATATGCGACCAGACTCTAGGATGGGAATCACCAAACTAGCCGATATGAAAAGAATGCAAAAAAGATTTGATAAAGTTAGAATGATTGCCGAAGGTAATGAAATGGCAAATGCTAATATTAATTTATTTAAAAAATCTTAATATGCCAACAGTAAAACATAAATGTCCTGATACTGGAAAAATGAAAGAAAAAAAATTTCCTTATAATGCTGTAGGAAAAGCCCAAGCAGTTGAATTTGCTAAAACAATGGGGGGAACAATAAAAATGAATCCAGGATATGGAGCAGAAACTAAAAGTTATTAATAATAAAAACAATATAAAATGCCAACAGTAAAATATAAATCACAAGGATACAACGACAGGCTAGATGAGTCATTAGGAATGAAGCACAAAGGGCCACACAAACAATCTATGAAAGATAGAAGAGATGAGTCTAAGGCTATGTCTAAAAAAGATTATGGACACGCTTATGGTGGAGACCACTCTATGAAATATGAAAAACACTATCCATCTAGTGTAAAAGGACATTTAGGAAAATTAATTAAGAAATGAGTAAAATTTCTTTATTACTTTCTCATCCGATATTTAAATCTGCTTGTGCTGTAGCAATAGGAGCATTAATGGTGTTTGAATCACATCCATTATATGCTGGTTTTGCTTTTGGTATAGGAGCTAGAGAATTTTTGTTAGCTTTTAAAAAATGAGAGGATTAGGAGATTTAGTGGAGGGCGTAACCAAAGCCACAGGTATTAAAAAAGTAGTAGACACTGTTTCACAGGCTACGGGTAAACCGTGTGGTTGCTCAGAAAGACGAGATTCATTAAATAGAAAATTTCCTTTTAAAAAATAAAATATGCCATATCAAAGATTACAAGTAAGTAGAGCCTTACCAGTTTATGCAACTACTACAGGAATAGATATTCCTGATCCAGATTTTGCTGGAATTACAGGAGCTAACGCTACATCAACAACTAATAAACTAACTGTATCTGCTGCAGACACTTTTACTGCAAGTACTGTTCAAACAGGTTTTATTGTAGAGAATGTTACTAATGGTACTTACGCTAGAGTTACTGCCATTGACAGTGGAACACAACTAAGTTTAAGTGGTGATATATTTTCCACTGCTGGAGACACATTTCAAATATATTCTCAAAGCACTAGAGGATGCATATTATATATTGGTGGAACTGGAGATTTGAAAGTAATTACTGCTGCTGGTGATGAGGTTACTTATAAAGAAGTTCAGAAAGGAACTTTTTTACCTATACAAGTAATAAGAATTGTTACACTTAGTGGAAGTGGATTAGCTTCAGACTTTATAGCTCACTGGTAATATGAACATAGGAGCGGGAATCGGTGTAGGTTTTTCAAGCCCTAGAGAAGAACCGTTTTTTCAATACGAACAGTCACAAGCTTGTGAAAATGGTTCGGATGTAACTCCTATTATAAAAATACCAGGTGGTACTTTTTCTTCAAGTCCTGCTGGATTAATATTTGCAGATACAGGAACAGGCACAAGTTCTACAGGTGTTATTGATGTTAGTGCTTCTACTGTAGGAACTTATACGGTTACTTATAGTATTGGACCAACTACAGACACGATAACTATTTTACCTGCTGATAATTCTTCTTTCTCTTACTCTGCATCTAGTTTCAGACAAAACGCTTCTAATCCTGCTCCAACCATAACAGGTTTAGTTGGCGGTATTTTTAGTGCACCTAGTGGAATCATATTTGCAGATAGCGGAACCAACACTAATAGTTCCAGTGGTATTATCAATTTAGCTGCTTCTACTGTAGGTGGTCCTTACACTATTACTTATACGACTACAGGAAACTGCCCTACTTCAAGCACTTTTGATGTAACTGTTCAAGTTGCATTATCTATAACTTATTCTGCTGCTGCTTTCTGTGAGGATGGTGGAAACACTGCGGCTCCTACTGTTGTTGGTGATCCAGGAAGTGGAACTTTTGCAGCGACTCCAGCTGGTTTAACTATCAACTTATCTAATGGTGTTATCAATACTGACACTTCTATTCCAGGAGATAGTAATCCATATACAATTACTTATACTGCTTCTACTGGAGAAACAGCTACTACACAAGTAACCATAAAGAATTTACCAACTATTGTCATTACTCCTAACCCATCTTTATCTGTTTGTGACGGTTCTTCTGCTACACTTACTGCATCAGGTGGTGTTTCTTATCTCTGGTCTACAGGAGCAACTACAGCTCAGATAACAGTTAATTCTTCTGCTACATATTCTGTTACTGGTACAGGTAGTAATGGTTGTCAGAATACAGCTAGTGCTGCATTTACTGTCAACCCACTACCAACTATTTCTATTAGCGCATCTAGCACTTCTATTTGTGCTGGAGATAGTGTAACTCTTACTGCTAGTGGTGGTACGAGTTATTTATGGGGAGGTGGTCAAACTGCTAATCCATTAACAGTAACTCCAGGAGCTACAACCACTTTCTCTGTTACAGGAACTGACGCTAATGGTTGTCAAAATACAGCTACCCAACAAATTACAGTTACTGCTGTAGATGTTGCTACTGTACAATATGCTGCATCTAGCTACTGTATAATGCCAACTGTACCAGGTGCTCAAAATGTAAATGGTTACTATCCAATGTATACTACCGCATCTGCTGCTAATGCTTATAGTAATGATGGTCAAAGTCATTCTCATTATATAGGAGGAACTTATTATTATATGCCTGGAGCTTCTCCTGGAGTAAATCCAGGAGTTGTTTTATTTCACCCACCTTCTAATCCATATACTCCAGAGACCGATCAACCAACAGTAACTGGAGCTACTGGAGGAACATTTACCAAGCAATCTGGTTCAGGAACATTAAGTATTAATTCAACAACAGGTGTAATTAATTTACAAGCATCTGATGCGGGAACTTATACCGTAAGATATACAAGTCCAGGAACTTGTTCTGTTACCGTGGATAATACTATTACTGTTAAACCGCTAGACCAAACTACATTTGCTTATAGTGGAACTAGCTTCCCTAAAGTTGGAACAGCTAGTGTAACAAGTGCTCCAGGAACAAGTGGTGGTACTTATAGCGCTACTCCAGGATTGAGTATTAACTCTTCTACTGGTGAGATTGACTTAGCTAACTCTACTATTGGAACCTATAAGATTTTCTATCAAACTGCTGGCTCTAGCACTACTTGTGCTAATAATGGTATTATAGAGAACTTCGGAGTTACTGCTGCTGCTCTAACCTTACTAGACAACAATGCAGCTATGTCATTTAATGGGACAGATAGTTATATAAACGCTGGTAGTATTAATGGAATAGAAGTGTCTGATTTTACTGTTTCATTATGGGTTAAATTTAATGGAAATCAAAACTCTATGATGTTTTTCTCAGGAACAAGTCTTGCGACTAATTCTACTTATGTTCAGAGAGATAATAATGTTTTATATTTTGGACTAGGTGCTCAGAGTAATTATATTCAAAGTACCCCTACTGTTGCTAATAACATTTGGCATCATATAGTTGTAGTTGCTACAGGAACTTCAGGTAAAATATATTTAAACGGATCAGATACGAGTGCTTCTGGAACACTTTCTAGTACTAGAACTAATTTAGGGCAGAATTTTACTATAGGTAAAGGGTTACAAACAAATGGTTCTGATGGATTTTTTGTTAACGGAGATATAGATGAAGTAGCAATATTTAACAAAGCCTTATCTTTGTCAGAGGTTGGGTTGATTTACGATGCAACTAATGATAATCCAGAAAAAACAGGTGATTTATTCACAGGTGGATTAGGTTCATCACTTGTATATTGGAATAGAATGGGAGATAGTTAAAAAATAGAATATGTCAGCAAAGTATAAAAGTCCAAGTTTTTTATTACCTAACGAATTAAATACCTCAGCTAACACAGCTAATGACACTGGTATCAATAGTTTGTATTCTATGAATTTTGATGGTAATTCTTCTTCTTCATCCATAGATTTAGGTGTAATTACTGAATTAGATGGTTTAACTAATTTTAGTTTTTCTATTTGGTTTACTAGACCTAATCAAGACTCAGGAGATAATGTTGCTTTTGGTAATAGAGATGCAAGTAATGCAGGTAAAGGTATAGCTTTATCTTTGGTTAACGGTTTAAATAGTTATTTATATTTTATTGGCCCTGGTAGTGGTGCTCAATGGAACGAAATTCCAAACTCATTATTAAACACGGGATGGAATCACATTGTGACAACTTATGATGGTACTACTTTAAAAAGTGTAGTAAATAATGGAACTCCTATTACAGACTTGTCTTCTAGAACTCTTGTCTCAACAACTAATTTTAGGTTAGGTAATGATGGAACTTTAAACTCAGGATTATACTCTAAAGGAAAATTAGATGAATTTTGCATATTTAACAAAACTATAAGTGATCAAGACATAGAGGCTTTATGGAATAATGGCTCTCCAGCTTCGGCTGCTACTGTACTTAACTTAGACCCTTTCGCTTATTATCCATTAGGTGAGCAAGCGCAGAATACAGGGTATCTTGATCCTAGTAATCCAGGAAGTGATATATCAGGATCTGAATGGCAATTTCCAAATGGTGTATTGCAAGATTATGTAATGGATTTTAATGGATCAGATGATTTTGTTCAAACAAGCGGTTTTACAATAGGAAATAACTACTCTTTTTCTTGTTGGCTTAAAAGTGATACAACATCACCAACTGCATCTGTTTTCTTAAGTTCTCCTAATTACTATAGTGCTGGATATAATGGAAATTTTATAATAAGATTTTCAAATTCAACCACAATACAGATGTATTCATTTGATGGTACAGCTAACTCAGAAAGTTCTGCAGCTACGATCCCTGCAATAGATACTAATTGGCACCACTTTTTTTTAACTTCAAATGGAACTACAACTAAGATTTATTGGGATGGCTCTCCATTAACTGTAACAGGAAACCAAACAAAATCTTTAGATAATCTTTTACAAGGATTAATTATTGGTTATGAGGTAAATTTTGGCAATAACCCTTTTAGTGGTCAAATTTCAAACGTAGCTGTATGGAACTCTGATCAAACAGCTAATGTAGCCAACATCTATAACAACGGCTCTCCTCAAACAACTTATACAGTTACTCCACAAAACTGGTGGAAACTAAATGCAGATTCTGTTTATACGCCTAGTGCACCTAATTATACAACAGCTTTAGATTATGTTAATACTTCTAGCCCTACTTATGGAAATTATTCAAATAATACAAGTTCTATAATTTCAGGAAACGCAGATAGAACTATTTCTTTTTGGTATAAAACTAATTCTGCTGGATTAAACCCGAACGAATACGCTGTTTCTCTAGGAGATTTAGGAAATAGTGCTACAAGTACTCAATTTTCTATAGCTTTAGGACCAGGGTCGCCTAATCCTACTGATAATACTTTTTTTAGACTATACGGTAAGGGAAATGATAGTAGTACTATTTATATTAAATATTTAGGTGATCAAAAATACCACCATATTGTAATTTCTTACAGTTCTTTAAGTGCTAATGTTTACGTAGACGGAGAATCACAAGGTGCTGTAACTTTTCCAAGTGGTACTCCACTAGCTACAACTAGTGGTATTAATATTGGCAAAAGTTTTCAAGCAGGTTCTAATGGTAACGTTTCTAATGTTGCAGTTTATGATTCAGCTCTTACAGCTTCACAAGTTTCAACTTTATTTAACTTTGGTACTCCAGAAACAAGTATATCCTTTAACCCTTTAGTTTGGTATAAACTAGATAATAAAACAACAGGTTCTCAAAGTAATGGATCTTTAACTGGTTCAAGTTACGATTTAACACATAATGGAACTGTAAATGAAGTAAGTAGCTCCGTAGCCGTTGTCCCATCTTGGAAAATACCAAGTGCATTACCTATTACAACGCCTAATTATACAGCGGCTTTAGATTTTAATGGTAGTAGTAACTATATAGATGTACCAAATGTATATGACTCAATAAAAACAACAAATATATTTACTATATCAACTTGGTTTATTACAGACCTTAGTCATAGTACAAGTATGATTTTTGGTAGAGATGGTTATGCTGGCTCATATGCAGATTTTGCTTGTTGGATACAACAAAGCGGACAAGTGTTAATGTATGTAGGAGGAAGTGCAGCTACTACAAGTATTGGCACTATTACTGCTAATACTTGGATAAATGCAGTATTTGTTTTTAAAAATACAGGAACGGGAACTCATAAAGACGTTGATATTTATATTAACGGAAGCCCTGTAGCAGTAACTCAAACTGCAAATGCTATGCCTAATACTAGTTACAATTTAAGAATTGGAGGAGCTGCTACTTATAGATTTAAAGGCTCTATCTCAAATGTAGCTGTGTTTAATTCAGCTTTAACAAGTCCACAGGTATCAACACTTTATAATAATGGAACACCTGAAACAGCTATTAGCTTCTCTCCAATTGGCTGGTGGAAATTAGATACTGGAGGTTCTACAATAACAGATTATGGTTCTGCTGGAAATAATGGAACTAATAGTAGCCCAGGAGCTACTCAAGTAACATCAGACGTTGTAACTCCTCAACCAGTAAATGGAGTAAGTACAACTTTACCAAGTACAGCTCTACAACAAAGTGATTTACAATTTGATTCACCTTATAGTAACTATAGTTTAAAATTTGATGGAACAGGAGATTATATAAATTGTGGTAATTCACTTAATTTTGTAACTTCTAACTATTCTTTAAGTTTTTGGATTAAAACTACATCAACTACTAATTTAGTAATTTGTGAAAAAGGTGCAAACGATGAAATTGCAATTCAAACACTAACATCAGGAAATATTAGATGGGCTGGCACAAATAGTTTTGATACAAGTGGTGTAAACGTTAGCGATAATAATTGGCATCATTTAGTTTTTGTTGCAAATGGTAGCAGTTCTTTTATTTATATTGATGGAAGTTTAAATACTACAGGCGGTAATAAAATTCAAGCGAGTTCTAATACTGATAATTTTTATATAGGAAGTAGAGCGGGGTTATCTGGTTTTAACGGTCAATTAGACGAAACCTCACTATTTAATTATGCACTATCATCTGCTAAAGTATTAGAAATATATAACAATGGCAAACCTAGTGATTTAGATAACTTCTCTGGAACTGCACCTATTTCTTGGTGGAGACTTGGTGAAAATGCTTATTTTGATAATAATACATTTACCGTACCTAACTCAATTACTGGAGCACCTAATGGAACTGGAGCTGGTACTGTTACTTCAATGCTATCAGCTGATGCACCTGGAACTTATGCTAATGGTGTAGGAACAAATTTAGATATTGTAGATCGTGTAGGAGATGCTCCTTTATCAACTGCTAACTCTCAGAGTTATAATATGATTCCAGATGATAAAGTACCTTACGTACCTGGATATGTTGGAGCACAAATAAGTAATACTTCTGAAATGACATTTGATGGGGTTGATGATATTTTTGATTTAAGTTCAGAGGTTTTATTTGATTCTACTAAAAGTTTTTCTGTTTCTGCTTGGGTAAAACTTACAGGTTATTCACCATCGCTATATCCATCAATTGCTAAATTTAAAACAGATACATCGACTGGTTGGACGTTTGGACTGTCTAATGCTTCAGCTTACGCAGGAGTTTTTTTTGGAAGCTCAACTAATTTTGCAAGAGGAAGAACAGATGGTGATATTTCAGCAGATTTTATTGGAGTTTGGAAGCACATTTGCTTGGTTTTTGACGGCGTAGATAAAGCGGCTTTATCAAGTTATAAAATTTACGTAGACGGTAGTAATATTGGTTTAACCGGCGCAGGTGCTTTTTCAACAGTTTCTAATACAAGTAGTGTTATAGGTGGACAACCAGGCAATAAATTTAATGGTCAAATAGATGAAGTAGCAATATTCGATAAAGCATTAACAGCTGATCAAATTAAATTTGATTTATATAACGCAACAACAACAGGTAAAACAGCAGATATAGAAAATAATACTAACCTACCAACGCCAGTGGCTTGGTATAGAATGGGAGATTAATATGAGTACAAAGTTTTTAAGTCCAGGCTGGCGAATGCCAAGAAATGCTAATCAGAGTAAGCAAAGTAATTATAGTTTACATCAACCTGATCAAGCAGATTATATCGAAACTGATTATAGCATAAACGGGTTAACTCAAATAACAGTCTCTTGTTGGATAAAAACAACAACAAATAATAGTGATGAGCACGTATGGTCTTTTCCTAAAGCAGGTACTGGCAGTGGGCTAGCATTGCAAACTGGAGCTAATGCTGGTAACCCTCCTACAAGTCTTGGGTTTAAATGTAATAATTATGCTATGCCTTCAGTAGTAACCGTTCAAGACACGTCATTTGACTACAAAGATGGTAATTGGCATAATGTAATAATATCTTCTAGTGATACTAAGTTTAATATGTATATTGATGGAGTTTTAAAAGCTAGTACTTCTATTACAGGCGCTGCAATGTCAGGCGCTAGAGGTGATTTTTATATTGGTAGTTTTGGAAGTACATCTCACCCTCAATGGAATGTTCTAAATATGAGTTTTAGTGATGTGTGTATTTTTGATTATGCGTTGTCAGATGGTGGTGTTTCAGTTGGTAGTACAGCAACTGGTCAAATAGCTCAACTTTATGGTAATGGTTCATCTTTACCAAACCCTATGGCTTTACCAAGTCCACCTATCGCTTATTATCCTTTAGGTACATCTGCTTGGAACGGTAACTTTTTAGCAGAAAACAATGCAATTGGAGATTATGTTTTTAAAATGGATTCTGGAGCTGGAGCTAATATTAGTTCTAATATTAATCAATCTAATACAGGTGGAAAATTTACAGTTTCTATATGGGTAAAAAACGCAACAAGACAATTTTCGTTTGATCACGGAGCAGCCACAACAGGCGGATTTACACAATTTAGTAATAAACCAATAGTATATTTAGCAAGTAATTATTGGCAATATTTTGTTGCTCAAAGCACTAGTAACGATTGGCAACATTGGGTTGTTTTTGTAGATACTACTAACGTTACAAATTCTAAATTATGGATAAATAAAGTTTCAATCAGTCAAAGTAACGCAAATACGAATGGTTCTGCAGACTCTTTTACATCAGGCTTTAAATTATTTCAATATTCTTCTGGGTCATCTTATGGAAAAGTTTCAAATATGATGTATTTTACTAACTATGAAATAGACCAAGCCAATGTGGATAAGCTTTATAACTACGGCTCTCCTTTAATGTCTACAACAACCTTAACTCAAGCTCCAAACGCTTGGTATAAATTGGATGCAAGTGAGATTTATAATAATTCAAATACGGAATGGAGTATAGATAATAACGCAAACTCTTCAGCTTACCTAAGTTCTTTAAATTTTGATAGAGCTGCAAGCAATAATATTAGCTTAGGAAGTAGTAGTAGTATTAGACCAACTGGTGATTACACTATTTCAATATGGTATAATTTAAATTCAACTGTAAACGCTGGTATATGGTGTGCTGGTAGTAATATTAATAATAGTGGTTTAACCTTATTTAGCTCACTCCAATATGCTGGTGGACTCGCGTTGTACCATAAAGGCAGCAGTGGCACTTCTGCTCAAGTTAATCTTGGAAGCGGTAGTGTAGTTATAAATAGTTGGCATAATGCAATATTCACATATGACGATACTTCAAGAGTTATAAAGGGTTATTTAAATGGAGATTTAATTAGTACTGTTAGTGTTGCTGGTACAGGTTCAGTAAGTTGGGCTAATAACTTTTATTTAGGTAGGTTAATCCAAAGTGGTAGTTACTACTTAGATGGGCAACTTTCAAATTTTCAAATATTTAATACAAAACTAGAAGAGACAGGTTCTAACTCAGTAGAAACTCTTTACAATAGTGGAAATCCTTTAACTGATATGAGCTCGTTTAGTTCTTTGGTTTCTTGGTGGAAGTTAGATAACACAATTACAGGTATTGAAGATTCAAAAGGATCTAACAACGGAACTAATAACGGAGCTACGGAATACGTTGGCTTTGTAAATACATTAGCTGGTGATAGCACAGGAATGTCTCAATTAAACCTTGTTCAAAGTGACTTACAAACAGTTGCTCCTTACAGTAAATATGCTATGAAGCTAGATGACGCTACTTTATCAGATTATATAAACGTACCAAATAATTCAACACTACAAATAACTGGAAACTTGACACTTTCAAGTTGGGTAAGGATTGACGGTTCATATATAAGTAATGGCCATCTTATAGCAAAAGCAGATTCATATGTTTTAAAGTCACATCAAAGCACTGAATCAAACAAACCAAGATTTCAAGTAAATGATGGTAGTTTTCATAACTTAGAAGGTCTAGCGGCTTTGAGTCTTGACACTTGGCATCATATCGCTGGCGTAAGAGAGGGTAATTCTTTAAAACTTTATGTTAATGGAGATTTAGTAGCAAGTAGCACACCTACAATAGGTAATTTATCCGTAAATACTAATCCTGTTCAATTTAATGCTTATACCAGCGCCTATAGTTCAGATTTAAGTTTATCAAATAATGCTATTTGGAATGTTGCTTTAAATGCTTCTGAAATAAGGGAAATTTATAATGAAGGTCTCCCCTCTAATTTAAATACTTTTTCTGGAACAGCTCCAATTAGTTGGTGGCAATTAGGTGAAAATAGCAGTTTTGATGGCAGTAATTGGAAATATGCTGATGAAATGACTGCTGGTAACGACGCAGATAGTGTTAACACCGCTGAAACAGCTTTAACGAACGGTGTAGGCACGACAGCTAATGGAACTTCAACTGGAATGGCAGTTGGAGCTTTAGTAGGTGATGCACCGTATAGCACGGCAAATGCAATATCAAGCGGAATGGCAGTAACAGCTAAAGGAACAGACGTACCATCATAAAAAAATATTAACTTTGTAAAAAACAAAAAAATGGCAACAACTTATGTAGTAATCAACCTATCTGACACCAACTCAGTTTTATTCAGTCAGGTGAACCAATCTTCTGCTCAAACAATGAGAAGAAATGTAGCTAATACGCAAGGTGTTTTATCTTTTCAGGTAGAGCCTTCTTTTATCACCAACGGGTCACTAGTTCCAGTAGGAACTTATACTCACGAAGAGATATTAGTTTTATTAGCTACTCCAGAGTGGACACCAGCTGAACCTGGAGAGTGAAGTATAGAAAGAAAATAACAACGAAAAGACCTGGGGTACATTCTAAGAATGCATCTAAAGGGCAAACGGCATACAAACCAAAATACCGTGGTCAAGGCAGATAATATGGAGGAAACTATCTTAATAGCTTTGGTTTCAGCGCTGGGAGTCAAAGAGATATGGAATATAATTAAGAAGAAGATTGACATCAACGCTAAAAAAGAGGATGATCAAATAGGTAGGCTTACGGAAAAAATTAGCAGCCTAGAAGTAAAGATAGATGAACTCATTCAAGAAAACCTTAACCTTAAAGTAAAGGTGGCTAAGATGGAGGAAAGAATATTATTAACAGCTAAAAACAGAGTAAAAAAATGAAACTATCTAAAAATCTATCTCTTGCTGAAATGCTTAAAAGCGGAACCGCTAGCAGAAGAGGTATAGACAACAGTCCGACTGAAGAACATATTGAGAATATGAAAGTATTTGCTGAGAAGATATTTCAGCCGATTAGAGACCATTTTGGAGTTCCTTTTAATATTAGTAGTGGTTATCGTTCAGAAAATCTTAATAAAGCCATAGGAGGCGCTCATAAGTATGTAGAAGGTGAGTATGTAGCTACCTCACAACATTGTAAAGGAGAGGCTGTAGATTTAGATAGGGACCACACTACCGACCCTAATAATGCTGAGGTATTTCATTATATAAAAGATAATTTAGACTTTGATCAATTAATTTGGGAGTTTGGAACAGAAGAAAACCCTTCTTGGGTTCACGTAAGTTACAACGTAGACGGAAAGCAAAGAGGCCAAATACTAGTGGCTTATAAAAATGATAATAATAGAACCAAATACAAAGTCTATGGAAGAGAAAATTAATCAACTTTTACAAGGTCAGGCAGTAATGCAAAATCAGCTAACAGAAATTAGCAAACAAAAAAATGACCACGAAAAAAGAATCAGAAGTTTAGAAAAGAAGTTCTGGACATCCATAGCAGTGCTTTTAACAGGAATAGGAACATTTATAGAAGGTTTATTTTTACACAAATGATAGAAGAAAAAACAGAATTTCAAAAAATGCTAGAAAAATTAGAAAACAAACCAGTTCCAGAAAGAACGTGTGACATACACGATGAAACTTGTGAAAGCTGTTCAGGATGAAAAAAAAACTAAAAGACACTAAATTAGGTCAATTTCTAAAAGATAAAGCACCAAAAGTACTAGACATTGTTGGAGACGTTTTGCCTTCGTCTGGAACCCTCGGAATCGTTAAAAATATTATCAGTAAAGACCCTGATTTAACACCAGAAGAAAAAGACCAAATTCATCAGCAAGTAGTAGAGCTTTACAAGTTAGAAGTAGATGATAGAGATTCAGCTAGAGAACGAGAAGTTGAGTTAGCAAAAGCAGGAAAGTTTGACCTAATGTTTAATTTAACAGGTTTGGTTGGGCTTTCTTGTTTTTCTTTCTTAGTTTATGCCATTGTTTACTTACAGGTTCCTGAGCATAACAAAGAAATTTGGATTCATTTAATCGGGGTAACAGAGGGAATCGTGTTGAGTATTTTCGGTTATTTCTATGGTTCTTCAGCATCAAGGAGAAAATGATTATCTTTGTAAATATAAATTAAATCAAATGAAATTAGAAGAAAAAGAATTAAAATCTTTGAGAGATTTAAACTCAGAGTTTCAATCACTTAAAGTACAATTAGGAGAACTGGCAATACAAAAAAATTCAGTTCTTAAAAGAGTCGATTCAATAAGAGTTGAATTTGAATCACTTGAAAACGAATTAATAAAGAAATACGGAGAAAACTCTGTAATTAACTTAGAACACGGAACAGTAACACAAAAAGAAAATGGCTAAAATAAGTAACACTACTAACTACCCAACTAAAGGAAGCCCTGCAGGTACAGATTATGTAATAGGCACTGATGCATCATCTAAAGAAACTAAGACTTTTACTTTACAAAGTATAGCTGATTTGTATGCAGGATCTGGTTCAGGTACAGTTACTAGTGTTGGGTTAAGTGGTGGAACAACAGGTCTTACTATAACAAGTGACACAACAAGTCCAATAACTACAACAGGCACATTTACTATAGGTGGCACTTTAGCAACAGCAAATGGAGGAACTGGGTTAACGTCTATTGGAACAGCAGGTCAAGTGTTGAAAGTTAATTCAGGTGCAACTGGATTAGAATGGGGTGCTGGAGGATCAGGAACCCCCTATACCGCAGGAGATGGTTTAGACTTAACAGGTTCTGAATTTAGCACTGACTTAAAAGCTAATGGTGGTTTAGTTATAGAATCAACAGAATTAGCAGTAGATTTAGGAGCTTCTTCAATAACAGGAACTTTAGCTGTTGCAGACGGAGGAACAGGAGCTACTACTCTTACAGGTGTATTAAAAGGAAATGGAACAGGCGCTATAACTGGATCTTCTTCTATAGGAGATTTATCTAATGTATCTTTTCCATCATCTACCAACGATGCATCAATGTATATTGGAAATGGAACTCCTAGTGGATTAGTTGGAACCCCTACTAAAACAACTGCAGTAGGTGAAGGAGCAGGAATTGCTACCACATCAGCATCAAGTAATACTTTAATAGGTACTAATGCAGGAATAGGGGTTACAATAGGAAGCACTAATACTTTAATAGGTGCGGATTCTGGAGATACTTTAACAACAGGAGCTGGTAATGTCATATTAGGTGCAGGTGCTGATGCTAACGCTAATAGTGTTAATGCTGCTGTTGCAATAGGAAAAAACACTGTTGCTAGCACTAGTTCAGTTGCTGTTGGTGATAGTGCTTCGGCAACTGGAGGTGGTATTGCTTTAGGAAGAGGAGCCACTAATACTGTAGCAAACCTAGCGTTGGGTAGTGCTACATATCCCTTATTATCTACTACAGACTCTGGAAATGTAAATGGATTAGGAACTGGACAAGCTCCAGCTAAGTTTATAGAAGTGCAAATAGGCTCAACTAAGTATTATATGGCTTTATACGAGCAAGCATAAAATCAAATGAAATGGAAATTAGGAAAATATCAATTGGTCCTGACTATAAGTCTGGAGCAATGCACTACCTTATTGGACAAGATGTTCTAGGAGGTAATTATACCATACATCATATAAGACAAGAAAAAAACTGTTTTAAAATTTGGATTATTAGAGACAATGAAATTGTTCTTTGGAAAAGTTTTAATGCAACCATTCCCGTATCTGTAGAATATAATATTAACTTTTAGTATGAAGTCACCTTTTGGTTTTATCGTGACACCAGTAAAAAATACCAGGTACGATAATGTAAAAAAAATAGGAGATGTTGATTTTATTACTAGTTCTTCTAAAGAAGACCATACTGCATCTAATCGTTTTGCTAATGTAGTATGTACTCCAATAAACTATGATGGTGAGGTAAAAGTAGGAGATATATTGGTTGTTCACCACAATGTATTTAAGTATTATAATGATATGAAAGGCAGAGAAAGGAGTGGTAGAAGTTTTTTAAAAGACAACTTGTTTATAGTAGAACCTACTCAGTTTTTTATGTACAAGCAAGATGGTCAATGGAAGTCACATTTAGATTATTGTTTTGTAAAACCATCTTCTAAAGAAAAATCTGTTATATTTAATAATGACACTTATCAACCACTTACAGGAACTATTGAAGTTACTAATGATATACTTACTGAATTAGGTGTTAAAAAAGGAGATAAAGTTTGTTTTAAACCAGAGTCAGAGTATGAGTTTAAAATAGATGATCAAACACTATACAGAATGAAATCTAAGAATATAACAATGACGTTATGAGTAAAGAAATTAAATTAAAAATAATTCAAGCAGGAAGAAAAGCAGTAGACCAACTAATTAAAGTAGCTGAAGAAAAGATTATTAAACCTGACCCAGATGATGAGCTGGCAGCAGACAGATTAAAAAATGCAGCAGCTACAAAAAAACTAGCCATCTTTGATGCGTTTGAAATATTAAATCGTATTGATGCAGAAGAAGAGGCTTTAAACAGTGTGAACAAAACTAGTACTAACCAAGGATTTGCAGAGAGAAGATCGAAATAGTTTATATAAAGTCGTACAGGATATTGTACCAAAAACAGCTATGGCTAAAAAAAATAAAGCCAAAAACTGGGAATATGGTTACAATGAAAAGTATGATATTGTAGTTATTTCTAAAGATGGAACACTAGGTGACATCTATGAGATTCAAGGACTAAAAGTAGGACTACCTAAAACACCATCTAAGTGTTACTCTAATAAAGAAAAATGTTGGCAACCTTTTGAGTATCCCAAAGCACTATCTAAAATAAAGTCTATATTTCAATGGAATGAAATGCCGTCTTCATTTAAAGACGCTTGGGTAAGTTATATAGAGCAAGAGTTTGATAGAAGAGAAGAAGGTTTTTGGTTTAATAATAATAATATACCTACCTATATTACAGGTACTCATTATTGTTATTTACAATGGACTAAAATTGATGTAGGTCATCCTGAATTTAGGGAAGCCAATAGAATATTCTTTTTATTTTGGGAAGCTTGTAAAGCAGATAAAAGAAGTTTTGGAATGTGTTATTTAAAAATAAGACGTTCTGGTTTTTCATTTATGGGATCAGCAGAAACAGTTAATACAGCTACTATATCTAAAGATGCTAGAGTAGGTGTGCTATCTAAAACAGGTACTGATGCCAAGAAAATGTTTACAGATAAAATAGTTCCTATATCTAATAATTATCCTTTCTTTTTTAAACCTATTCAAGATGGTATGGATAAACCAAAGACAGAATTATCTTATCGTGTTCCTGCTAGTAAGATTACTAAAAGAAATATGTATCTTACTGATAATCAAGAACTTGAAGGTTTAGATACTACTATTGATTGGCGTAACACTTCTGACAACTCTTATGATGGTGAGAAACTACAACTACTTATTCACGATGAAAGTGGTAAGTGGGAAAAGCCTGAGAATATACTAAATAACTGGCGTGTAACAAAAACTTGTTTGAGATTAGGTAGTAAAATTATTGGGAAATGTATGATGGGCTCTACATCAAATGCGCTAGATAAAGGAGGTAATAATTTTAAAAAACTATACTATGATTCTGACGTAAAAAACAGAAATGCTAATGGTCAAACTAAATCTGGTTTATATTCTTTATTTATTCCTATGGAATGGAATTTTGAAGGTTATTTAGATAAGTATGGTATGCCTGTTTTAAACACTCCAGAAATAGCTGTTCAAGGAAACGATGGAGAGTATATTACTACAGGGTCTATTAATTATTGGGAGAATGAGGTAGACTCTTTAAAAAATGATGCTGATGCACTTAATGAATTTTATCGTCAATTTCCTAGAACAGAGTCTCACGCATTTAGAGATGAAAGTAAACAATCATTATTTAACTTAACTAAATTATACCAACAAATAGATTATAATGATGGTTTAATCAAAGCAAGGTATTTGACAAGAGGTAGTTTCTTTTGGGAGAATGGTGTCCAAGATTCTAGAGTAATATGGAGCCCAAATAAAAGTGGTAGATTTTTAGTTAGTTGGCTTCCTAAACAACAATTACAAAACAGGAAAGAACAAAGAAATGGAAGGTATTATCCTGGCAATGAACACCTTGGTTCTTTTGGTTGTGATAGTTATGACATTTCTGGAACAGTAGGGGGAAAAGGATCTAATGGAGCTTTACACGGAATGACTAAGTTTCATATGGATGATGCTCCAACCAATGAATTTTTTTTAGAATATGTAGCTAGGCCACAAACAGCAGAGATATTTTTTGAAGAAGTGTTAATGGCTTGCATATTTTATGGTATGCCTATACTTTGTGAAAATAACAAACCTAGATTACTATATCATTTTAAAAACAGAGGCTATCGTGGTTATTGTATGAATAGACCTGATAAACAATTTAATAAACTATCTAAAACAGAAAAAGAGCTGGGCGGTATTCCTAATACTTCAGAAGATGTAAAACAGTCTCACGCTTCAGCCATTGAATCTTATATAGAAAAATATGTTGGTTTAGATTTATCAGAACAGTTTAGACCAATGGATGAAATGGGCTCAATGTACTTTACAAGAACTCTAGAAGATTGGGCTCGTTTTGATATTAACAAAAGAACTAAATTTGATGCTACAATTAGCTCAGGATTAGCTATTATGGCTAATCAAAAACATTTATATACTCCTGTCAAAAAAGAGTCAAAAATAAGCATTAACTTTGCAAGATATGCTAATAAGGGGAATTTAAGCGAATTACTAAAATAAATGAAAGACGTTGAGATATTACTAAACCCCGCAGGTTTTCCAAATCAATTTGCCACTGATGCTGAAAAAGCAACAATGGAGTATGGATTACAGGTAGGTCAGGCCATTCAGTATGAGTGGTTTAGAAAAGGTGGAGGTAGCTGTAGATACTATAGTCAGCTCCAATCTTTTAATCAATTAAGAAGATATGCAAGAGGTGAGCAATCAGTAGCTAAATACAAAAATGAATTAGCTATTGATGGTGATTTATCTTATTTAAATTTGGATTGGACTCCAGTTCCCATCCTTCCTAAGTTTGTAGACATTGTTGTCAATGGAATGTCTAACAGATTATTCCACGTAAAAGCATATGCTCAAGATGCTTTATCAAGTGAACACAGAAACAAATACCAGAAGTTAGTTGAAAGAGATATGCTTAATAAAGATATCTTTAGTGACTTCCAAGAATCTTTCGGTATCAACCCATTTATGACAGATGTAGAAGATCTTCCAGAAAATGATGAAGAACTTCAATTACATATGCAACTAAAATATAAGCCATCTATTGAAGTGGCTGAAGAAGAAGCTATTAATACCATACTAGATGAAAATCACTACTTAGATGTAAAAAGAAGAGTAGATTATGATATGACTGTTTTAGGTGTAGGTATGGCTAAACATCAGTTTTTACCAGGCAGTGGTATTGAGGTAGATTATGTTGATCCAGCTAATGTAGTGTATAGTTATACAGAGGACCCGCATTTTAAAGATTGTTTTTATTGGGGTGAGATTAAAACAATGCCCATTGCAGAGCTTATTAAGATTGACCCTGATTTAACTAATGAAGACTTAAAAAAGATATCTCAATACAGTCAAGGTTGGTATGATTATTACAATATTAATAGATTTTATGAAAACAGTTTGTTTTATAAAGACACTGCTACATTATTATATTTTAATTATAAAACCACTAAGAAGTTTGTATATAAGAAAAAGATGTTAGAAGGTGGTGGAGAAAGAATGATTGAAAAAGACGATAGTTTCAATCCACCAACAGAAATGATGAAAGAGGGTAAGTTTGAGAGAGTAGAAAAAACTATTGAGGTTTGGTATGAAGGCATTATGGTAGCTGGCTCTAATATTATGTTAAAGTGGGAGATGGCTAAAAATATGGTCCGACCTAAGTCAGCATCTCAACACGCAATGCCTAATTATGTGGCTTGTGCTCCAAGAATGTATAAAGGAAACATAGAATCGTTAGTAAGAAGAATGATTCCTTTTGCAGACCAAATACAAATTACACACTTAAAACTACAACAAGTAGTATCTAAAATGGTTCCAGATGGTGTATTTATAGACGCTGATGGATTAAATGAAGTAGACTTAGGTACTGGTCAAGCCTATAATCCTGAAGATGCTCTAAGGCTTTATTTTCAAACAGGTAGTGTGGTAGGTAGAAGTTATACTCAAGATGGTGAGTTTAATAATGCTAGAGTTCCTATACAGCAACTTAATACTAGTAGTGGTCAGTCTAAAATGGCTGCACTTATTGGAAACTACAATCATTATTTAGGGATGATTAGAGCAGTAACTGGATTAAATGAAGCTAGAGATGGTTCTACTCCTGATCCAAATGCATTGGTAGGTGTTCAAAAATTAGCAGCACTAAACTCTAATACAGCTACAAGACATATACTAGAAGGAAGTTTATATATAAGTAGAACTATTGCTGAAGGGTTGTCCTTAAGAATAGCTGACTTACTAGAGTTTGCTCCATTTAAGGAAGAGTTTGCTAATCAAATAGGAAAGTACAATGTAGATAGAATAGAAGATATTAAAGACTTGTATTTATATGACTTTGGAATATTTATTGAAGTAGCTCCAGATGAGGAGGAAAAAGCAATGCTAGAGCAAAATATTCAAATGGCATTATCTAAAAACGATATTAATTTAGAAGATGCTATTGATATTAGAGAAGTAAGAAATCTTAAAATGGCTAATCAGTTATTAAAACTTAAAAGAAAAAGAAAGCAAGATGCTGATAGAGAAGCAGAAGCATTAAAACAACAGATGACTGCACAAACACAGTTCCAGTCTCAGCAAATATCCGCTCAAGCAGCACAACAAAAAATACAGTTAGAGGGTGAAATGAAAATGAGAGAGAAACAAGCAGAGGTTGCTTTTGAGATAGAGAAGTTGAAAAATGAAGCAGCTCTTAAACAACAGTTAATGACTTATGAGTTCCAACTTAATATGCAGCTAAAAGGTGTTGAAGAAAGTCAAATAAACAAAAGGGAAGAAGGTAGAGAAAAAGCAAAGTCTGATAGAATAAGTCAACAAAATACGGAGCAGTCTCAATTAATTAATCAGAGAAAAAAAGATTTACCTCCAATTAATTTTGAGTCCAAAGAAGATAGTTTAGATGGGTTTGATTTAGCAGAGTTTGAACCCAGATAAAATAAATAAAATAATTAGTAACTTTGCATAATAAAATCAAATCAAATGGAAATTAAAGTAAAAGAGTACGATGCTGGACCGCAAAAGTCTAAGGCACAAGTAGAAGAAGAATTATTACAAAAGCACGAAGCCGAAGTAAGCGGTGAGAGTGCAGAAGAAACTAAGGTAGAAGCAGTTAAGGTAGAAGCAACTAATAAAACAGAAGAACCTACTAAAACTGAAGAAACCGTAAAAGAAGAACCCGTTGTGGAAGAAAGGCCACAAATGGGGGAACAAGAAGTTCTTTCATTTATTAGGGAAAAGTATAGTAAGGAGGTAGAGTCTATTGATGACTTACTTGCTAAAAGAGAGCAAGAAGAGTTACCAGCAGATGTAGCTACTTACTTACAATACAAAAAAGAGACTGGTCGAGGATTTGAAGACTTTGCTAAAATTAGTAGAGATTATAGTAAAGAAAGTCCTGATCAAGTATTATCTATGTACTACGCAGAGATGGAAGAAGGTTTAGATAGAGATGAAATAGACTATCTACTTAACTCTAAGTTTGGAACTGATCCAGAAGTGGATTCAGAAGATGACATTAAAAAGAAAAACATAGATAAGAAAAAAGAACTTGCAAAGGCTTTGAAACACTTTGAAGGTCAAAAAGAAAAATACAAAGTTCCTGTTGAGTCAATGGGCACTAAAATTTCTGATGAAGACCAGCAAATGTTAAAAGCCTATCAAGAACAAGTGGAGAAATCCAAGGAAGCTCAAAGCTTAGCCCAAAAGCGAGCAGAGAGCTTTCAGGAGAACACCAATAAATTGTTTACTGAAGAATTTAAAGGTTTTAAGTTTAACATCAGTGATAAAGAATATGTTTATTCTCCTGGCGATTTCAACGAACTGAAGAAGTCTCAATCTGACATTATGAACTTTATATCAAAGTTTACTAATGATCAAGGAGAGATATCTGATGTAGTTGGATATCACAAGTCGTTGTCAATGGCAATGAATCCTGAAAAGTTCGCAAAATATTTTTACGAGCAAGGGGTGGCATCAGCGGTTAATGAGTCTGCTAAAAAATCTAAAAATATAAATTTAGATATGAGGCAAACTCCGCAAGTGACATCAAAACAAGGATTTAGTGTTAAAGCTACGACTCCCTCGTCTAGGCGAGGATTGACAATTAGGTCACCAAAAAATAAATAAGTTAAACATTAAAAATAAAAAACAATGAGTTTAAATATACCAGGTTTCGCTCTACAGCCAAGTGCTACTAGAGTGCCAACCGCAACAAACTATATGACAAGTTTTGATTTTTTGAATCAATACTTGCCAGACACCTATGAAAAGGAGTTTGAAAGATATGGTAATAGAACTATTTCTTCATTCCTTAGAATGGTGGGTGCTGAGATGCCTTCTAACTCTGACCTTATTAAATGGGCAGAACAAGGTAGATTGCACATTAAATATACAGACGTAAAAACTGCTAATGCAGCTGCTGCTGATACTGTTGAATTTGAAGTAGATGATGTGTTAATCCCTGCTAATCAAGTTATGGCTCCAGCTACAGCATCTCAAATCGCTATTAGAGTAGGACAAACAGTTATGATATCTGGAAACGCTGGTTTTGCTAGTATTTCTAATAAAGGTATTGTCACAAGTCTTGATTTACCAAATGACAAGTTTACAGTAAAACTTTTTGAAGCTGGTGGATATACTGGTGTTGGTACTGGCGTAACTGCAACTGAAAGAGTAAGTGTTTTCATTTATGGTTCTGAATTTAACAAAGGAGCTGACGCAATGGAAGGTTCATTAGAGCCATTTGACACTATTTTAGAAAACAGCCCTATTATCATAAAAGATAAATATGCTGTTAACGGTTCTGATATGGCTCAAATTGGGTGGGTAGAAGTATCTACTGAAGATGGAGCTGATGGATACCTATGGTATTTAAAAGCAGAGCACGAAACAAGAATGAGGTTTGAAGACTACTTAGAAACTGCAATGGTAGAAGCTGTTAAAGCTGAAGCTGGATCAGGAGCTATTGCTGATGTCAAAGGATCTGAAGGATTGTTTTCTGCTATTGAATCAAGAGGTAATATTTTTACAGGAGCTATTACTGCTTTATCTGATTTTGATTCTATTATTGAAAGATTAGATAAGCAAGGAGCTATTGAAGAAAATGTTCTTTTCTTAAACAGACAAACATCTTTTGAGATTGATGATATGTTAGCTGCTCAGAATTCTTATGGTGCTGGTGGTTCATCTTACGGATTATTTGATAATGACGAAGAGATGGCATTAAACCTAGGATTTACTGGATTTAGAAGAGCATATGATTTCTATAAGACAGATTGGAAATATCTTAACGATCCTACTATGAGAGGTGGTTTAGTTGGTGGAGCTATTGATGGTGTATTAGTACCAGCTGGTTCAACTAACGTTTATGACCAAGTATTAGGAAGAAACGCTAAGAGACCATTCTTACACGTAAGATATAGAGCTTCAGAAATGGAAGACAGACGTTATAAAACTTGGGTTACTGGTTCTGCTGGTGGTGCAAGAACGACTGGAAAAGACGTGATGGAAGTTCATTTCTTATCAGAAAGAGCACTATGTGTTATGGGTGCAAACAATTTCGTATTGTTTAAATAATAACATAATTTATGGAGGGGAGCAATCCCCTCCTATTTTTTAAACTTTAAATTAAATCAAATGAAAAAAAAGAAAGAATTAAAAGACCGTGTTTATAAATTAAAAAATGATAAACAACCATTAAGTTTCACACTTAATTCTAGAAACACAAGAAGAAAGCCATTATTACATTTTGATGGCACTCACAATAGACCTTTACGTTACGCTTCTAATCAAAAAAGTCCTTTTGAGGATGAGCAGGACAGCAATGCTGTTTTAGAACCTGTTATATTTGAAGATGGAATGTTGTTTGTTGCTAAAACAAATCCTGTGTTACAGGAATTTTTACATTACCATCCAGACAATGGTGTAATGTTTGAAGAAATAGATAAAGAAGCAGATGCTCAAAAAGAAGTAGAGTATTTAGAAATAGAATCTAAAGCATTCAAACAAGCGTCTGAATTAACTATAGATCAAATGGAAACATTAGCTAGAGTATATTTAGATTTAGACACTAGAATACTTACTACATCTGAGTTAAAAAGAGATGTCATATTGTTTGCTAGAAATAATCCTGTTGACTTTTTAGATGCGATTAATGACCCAATGTTGGAATTACAAGACACTGTAGTTAAAATATTTGAAAAAGGATTATTAAGTTTGAGAAACAATGGTAAGGATGTTTACTATAATCTTAAAACTAAAAAGACTAAACTATTAATGGTTCCTTTTGGTGAAGACCACATACAAACAGTAGCTGGGTTTTTTCAAAGAGATGAAGGTGTTGAGATATACAAAGCATTTCAAGATATGTTAAAGAGTTAGTAAGGTATGTTAACACACTAACACAGTAAAAAAAATAGACTATCTTTGCTTTTTATTAACACATAAATTTTTTTATTATGCAAAAATACTTAAGTATACCCGTCAAAAATGAGCAAAACCAATTAGTGCTTATAAATGATGTAGCTATTGTAGAACAAGAAAGTACTACATCAGTTAAAATTCATTATACATCAGGAAAACACGTAGAGGTAGCTCACGATACAATGGCCGCTAACAATGAAGATGTTAGAGATGCTATTGAAGATGCTATGTTAAAAGCTTTACAATTAGCTTGGACAAAACCATCTTTTCAATTAAGTTTAGCTGGAATTGCAGATGCTGCTGGTGGAGTACCAGAAATTTCTGGTTTAACATTCGGTTAATTATTGATAATTTTTAAAATACAAGGGAGGTTCTAAAAAAGATTAGGACCTCTTTTTTTTTGCTTATCTTTGTATCAAAAGATTTTAGATGATAAATTCTGTTAGAAATACTGTTCTTTCTATACTGAATAAAAATAATTACGGATACATATCTCCCAGTGACTTTAACCTTTTCGCAAAACAAGCACAATTAGATATATTTGAAGATTATTTTTACCAGTATAATAATCAAATAAATAAAGAGAACAACAGACTTACTAGACTATCTGGAACAGGATATGCTGACATTACCAAAGGAATAGAAGAAGTAATAGATAGTTTTTCAGTTACGTCATTCTTAACTAGAGTTAATGCCAATATTTATTCGCTTCCTACTGATTATTATTTAATTAATAAAATATTTTATTACTCTACTCAGTTAGCTTCAGGAACTACTACGGGAACTACCGTAGGTAAATTAGATGATGTGGATGCTAACTTTTTAGGAGTAGTAAATATAGGTGACATAGTAGTAAATACCAATGACTCCACATCTGCTTTTGTAACGGCAGTTGCTAATACATCACTTAATTTAAGCAGTGACATAATAGTAAGCGGAGAAAATTATGTAATTTATAATAATGATAATATTAGTGAAGTAGAAAGAGTGCATCAAAATAAAATATTTTATTTAACTAACTCTAACTTAACAGCTCCTACTACACAATATCCAGCTTATGTATTAGAAGGTAATAACGTTACTGCTTATCCAACTACTATATCTGGACCAGCTGATTTACAAACTCAATATGTTAGATATCCAAAAGACCCTAAATGGACTTTTACTTCTCTTAGTGGTGGTCAACCTCTTTTTGACCAATCTCAAGCAGATTATCAAGACTTTGAGTTACCACTGTCAGACGAAACGGATTTAGTAATAAGTATTTTAAAATACGCTGGTTTATCTATTAGAGAATCTGAAGTAGTTCAAGTAGCTGATGCACAGCAAAAAATGGAAATGGTACAAGAAAATAGTTAATGGCTTATATATCACAATATCAATATTATGAAAACAATGGTAATGTTCCTGAGAATGCGAACTGGGGTTCTTACCAATATGTTTCTTTACAGGATATCGTAAATAACTATATGTTAATGTATGTTGGCAACAATAAATTAATTAACAATGTAGATAGATATCAAATTTTATTTCACGCTAAAAGAGCAATACAAGAATTAAACTACGATGCCTTTAAAGAAATAAAAATATTACAGTTAGACGTAGGAGATAATCTAAGATATATATTACCATCAGATTACATAAACTGGGTTAGAGTATCTATATATCATAACGGTTATTTATTTCCTTTAACAGAAAATATTCAAACTAATTACGCAGAGGCCTATCTTCAAGATAATAATAATAAGATTTTATTTGATCAAGATGGTAATGTATTAAAACCAGAAAACTCTACTATTGATTTAGAAAGAATTAATAATACTAAAAAAAGTATTTATTTAAATAAAAATAGCCCTTACGACAATATGGAGGGTTGGTGCATAGATGGATGCTGGTACTTTGATTATGCTGTAGGAAAAAGGTTTGGTTTAAATACTGAGACCGCTAACGCACTACCTACATTTAAAATAAATAGTAAGGGTGGCGTTATTAATTTTAGTTCAGGAGCAGCTAATAGGTCTGTTATATTAGAATATGTTTCAGATGGTATGGAAAATGGTAATGACTCTTTGGTTACTGTAAATAAAATGTTTGAAGAGTTTTTATACTCTTATATAAGTTACTCTATATTAAATACTAAACTAAACGAACCAGAATACGTTATAAACCGATACAGAAAAAGTAAGTCAGCACTATTAAGAAATGCCAAAATAAGAATGAGTAACATTCACCCTGGAAGACTACTTATGAATTTAAGAGGCCAGGATAAGATTATAAAGTAATATGCAATTAAATAGTTTATTCTTTAAAGGCGTAATGAATAAGTCTACTGACGAAAGGATACTACCTCCTGGAGAATATGTAGATGCATTAAATGCCAGGTTAGGTTCCACAGAAGATTCTGAGATTGGAACTTTAGAGAATACTAAAGGAAATACTTTATTAACTAATATTACCAATCAAGGAGTGGCATTGAGTGCTAATGCACTTTGTATTGGTTCTTATGCAGATGATTCTGATGAAACTATATATTGGTTTATTACTGATCCTGGAGTAGTTGACTTAATTGTTTCATTCAATGTAAAAACCTCTGCTACTGTATACCACGTTATATCTACTACTGTATTAAATTTTAACCCAAGTAATTTAATAACAGGAGTTGAGTTAATAGATAGGTTTTTAATATTTACTGATAATTTAAATCCACCTAGAAAAATAAATGTAGATAGGTCTTATGCTTTTCCTGTTGGTGGCGTAGACCAAATAACAGCAGATGAGATTAAGTTAATAGTAAAGCCACCTATTAATCCACCTACTTTTACTTTATCTAGTGCTGATAACGATGATCAAAGTTTTTTAACAGATAAGTTTGTTTCTTTTGCATACAGGTTTAGATATGAAGATGGAGAGTACTCTGCTTTATCTCCATTTAGTTCACCTGCATTTGAGCCAGAAAATGACATTCCTGTAGAAGTAGATTTTAATACTATTAAAAATGAATCAATGGTTAATGCATATAACGCAGCCACTGTTTTTTTTAATACAGGCTCTTCTTTAGTAAAAGAAATAGAAGTTTGTTATAAAGAAAGTTCAAGTTTAGTAATTAAAGTAATAGATAGGTATAGTAAATCAGATTTAGGATGGGCAGATAATACTACTCAATCTATATTTTTTAGAAACAAAGAAGTATTTAGTGTTCTTTCAGCAAATGAATCTTCAAGGCTTTATGATGCCATTCCATTAAAAGCCAAAGCTTTGACACAATCTGGAAACAGATTAATGTTAGGTAATTATGTAGATGGATATGATATGAAAGACAGTAGTGGGTTAGACGTTAAATTAGATTATGTAACTAGTTTAGTTAATATACCTGGTGAATTTAAAGGTCAATTATTATCTTCAGACTATCAAGTGCTTAATGCTAGTTCAAGTCCTAGTACAATAAGTGTGGATAAATCAAAAGCAGTTTATGATTTTGGTTTAACACAATTTAATCAAGGAGCTTTTGTTTCTTTTACAGCTACTTTTACAAGTTTATCGAGTGGTGCTAATATATATAATCAAACTGCAGCAACATTAAACTTAACCAGGTCTTCTGATTTTTCATTTACAATTACTTCTACTATTCAATTGACAGATACTTATGCTGATGTGGCTTCATTTGTAGGTAGTGATGATTTTAAAAATTTAATAGGAACAGGTTTAGGTTCTGCTACTTCTCCTCCTTTTAAAACTTTTGCAAGTGCTGCTACAGGGGTTACAGCAACAGACCAGTTTAATAGTAATTTATTAGATAATAGCGCAATTAATAGTGTGGGCGGAGCTAGTGTAACTGCTATTAATTCAGCCGTTCCAAATGCTGCTGCAGCTTCTTCTACTATTGTTTCTCCATCTACTTACCCAACAGGGCAAACGGGATTTGTAGAGGCGTTTACAATGACCAGCCCAACACAAGTAAGTTTACAAACTTTAATGGCTGTTTATGAAGCAGGAGGCGTTAAGTCATTTGAGGGGTTTGAATTTGCTGACCCTGAAACTAATCCTAGTTTTTTTACTATTAGTTCAAATAGAGATAAAGAGAGTTTACACAGTAATAGAGATTATGATGTAGCTATAATTTATATGGATGATTATGCTAGGTCTAGCACTGCATTAGTTAGTTTAGATAGTAGTATTAATGTGCCTGCAAAAAATTCTACATTAATTAATAAAGCACAGGTTAATATTCCTATTTCTCAAAAACCACCATCTTGGGCAAAATATTATAAGTTTGCTATCAAGCCATCTAAATTAAATTATGATACTTTGTTTTTTATTAGAGCTGAGCCAGACAAAAATGACTCTACTGAATTTTTCTGTTTATTAGAGGGGGAGACCGCTCAAAAAGTATCGGATGGAGAAGTATATACAGTAAAAAGAGATATTGATGGGCCTAAAAATTCCTATATAGAGGCTACTTGTTTAGAGAAAACCACTAATCCTAATATTGACACTGCCTCTGCCTCTTATCCAGGACCAGGTCCTTATGCTAAGTTTTCTCCTGGAAATGAATACAGAGTAAATGAACCTGGTTTAATTAATGAAAAAAATGGTAAAAAACAAAAAAATGTTTTACTTCCATTTAGAGGTATTGACGCTGTTTGTGTGTTGTCTACTGGATCAACTAATCCATTTTCAAGTGCTACCATAAAAGAAGGAACTAATGTCACTATAAAAATAAGATGTGAAAGACCAGATAATAGACCTAGTAGCACTTCAAACAAGGAGAACAAAAATAAATTCAGTAATCTAATAACCACAAGAAGAGCTGATAAGGAATATTCGTCAGGAGCAACACTTCAAGATAATTTAAATCAAATGGTGCAGCAGCAGTTTACAAATAACAGTGGTTTTTTTGCAAATGATGAAATAGATTACGGTGGGAATGAAGGCGAAAAGTTTAGGTATAAATTAAATAATGCTATTACAGTTACTGATGATGATGCCCCAATAGTAACTTCTCAAAATGCTTCGAATTATGGAGAGCATATTGTTAGTTTTAACACTTTTGATGATGGTGGTTCTTCTGTTGCAGGAATTGGAATTAAGTCAGGATTTGAGACTAGGTTAAATTACATAACTAATGGAACTTCAAAAGTATCTATACAAGTAAAAATAAGTAATATACCTGATGGTCTTTTTGTATTAGAAACAGATGGAGAAGATGCTGCTGATGAAATATATTATGAAGGAAATCAAGTTTTTGAAATAACTAACGATTTACATACTGGTAGTGTTCAAAACCAAAATACTTGGACTTTTTATGATAATGCTCAAAATAACGCTTATAGATCTTCTCAAGGGTTATCGGCATCTACTTATTATGGTGGAAACTTAGCACTCACTAGTACAGGAGGCACAGGATTAACTACTGCTCCTTTTTCTGTTGGCGATATTATTAATGTGCAACAAACTAACTTATCTCCAACCAATCCTCAATATAATGGTGAACATACTGTATTAGAAAAACCAGACGCTAATACCATTGTATTAAGTGTGGCTTTTGGTTCAGCAACTCCAGTTGAGGGAGGTACAGTTGATGCAGACGCTATTATAGTTACTAATTTCTTTAACTGTTATGCTTGGGGAAATGGTATGGAAAGTTGTAAAATACAAGATTCTTTTAAAGAGGATGCTGTAAACATTGGAGAAAGAACTTACACTTTAGCACTTTCTGAATTTAAACAAAAACGAAGAAATGCATCTATTACCTATAGTGGTGTATACAATGATGAGACCAAACTAAATAGACTTAATGAATTTAATTTAGGTATACTTAATTTCAAAGACTTAAATGAAGACTTTGGAAATATTGAACTTCTTAAAGCAAGACAAAATGATTTATTAGTACTACAAGAAGATAAAGTATCTTATGTTTTAGTAAACAAAAACTTACTTACTACTGCTGCTGGTCAATCTGATGTTACTTCTACACCAACAATATTAGGTAAGCAAATAACTAGATTAGAAGAATATGGCATTAGTCACAACCCAGAAAGTTATGCTGAGTTTGGTTATGATAAATATTTTACGGATGCCAAACGTGGAGCTGTTATAAAGTTGAGCGGTAGTTCTTATTCCAATGAATCATTAGAAGTCATATCTCAAGCAGGAATGAGATCTTATTTTAGAGATTTATTTATAGAAGATTTTAATACTCAAAAAATAGGGGGTTATGATCCATATATGAATGAGTATGTTTTAAGTAGTAATAACAAAACGTTACCAGTTGACGCTCAAGTAGTGTCTTGTGGATCAGAACTAGAATTCAATAATCAAACATCAAGTTTTACTTATACAGTTAATTTAGGTAATTCAATGGGAACAACCGATATAGATTATAATGTTACTTCAGGTAATATTGATATATCTGTTACTTACGATGGAAATACTGCTACGTCTGGAAGTGTTACTGGAATTGGTACTTTTCAGTTTAGTAAAGATAAACCAACTGTTGACACTGCTATTATAACTGTTTCTATTATAGGAACATCTGCTAACTATTCTATTACTGCGCAGTGTCCAGATGCTAGTTTAATTAATGTATATCAAATATGTATTAATAGTGAGTTTACTGGTTTAGCTCCTAGTATTCATAATCAATATGAATGGGTTTCAACTAGTTTAACACCAACTGTATCTAGTCCACTTATCAACCAGCCTGTGACTTTTACAAATGTTGCTACAGGAACAGGTAGTGGAACACATAGAGTTGCTCAGTATCAGGTATATACTTCTCAAGTAGCAGTAGGAACTACCCCAACGCCTAACGCTGTAATAACTGTTAAGTCTGCTAAAACAGGTTCAGATACGTTTGATTTTAATACTAATAATGGAAATAGATTATTGCATTTATTAAGTAGTACTACTTATGCTAATACACAAACAGGTATTAATAACTTATTAACTGCAGCTGCAAGTAATAACTTAACTATATCTAACACATCTACAGGAGTTTTTGAAGGTTCTTTTACTTATACGAATACTGGTACTACTCCAGTGTCTAACTTGTATTTAATATATGACTATAGAACATCAACTGCTGTTAATTTATCATTTGGCGCTACAGAAAGTATAGTTTGTGGAGGAAGTGGCGTGTTACAAACTTATTATTTAGATGCTGCTGTGCCATCTGAAGCAACTGCTATTTATAATGATGCTGCTATGACAGTGCCTGCAGCGGCTGGTTATTATTTATATGTTAATCCAAACCCAACAGTAGTTGATACATACTGGTTAAGACAAGATGCAAATGGATTAATTGTTCAAGTAAGTTTATGTTCAAGTTAAATTATGGCAGAAGTAACCTTATCATATAGCCCAGGAGTAAAAGGATGGCCTTCTTTTTATTCATTTATACCAGATTATATTCAAGGTATGAACAACTATTTATATACTTTTAAGAACGGTCAATTATATAGGCACAATACTAATAGTTTGAGAAATAATTTTTATGGTGTTCAGTATAATACCACCATTAAAAGTGTATTTAATAAAGGGCCGTTAGATACTAAATTATTTAAAACACTAACACTAGAATCCGACTCACCTTGGTCTGCTACTTTAGCCACTGACTTACCTCAAACAGGAAGTATTAGCTCTACTTTTTTTGAAAAGAAAGAAGGTAATTACTTTGCTTTTATTAGATTTTTAGAAACAGATATTAATTTATTAATGAGATATGCTAATGGTATAGCTAATGTAGACACAGTTGATGCCACTACTCCATCTGCAACTACTCTTGCTTTTGGTTCTTCTGTAGATATAGGTAGTATTATTAGTATAGGTGATATGATTTACTATGGGTCTACCCCTACATTAGCAGGAGAAGTAAAAGCTATAACAAACCAAATTATAAAAATAGATACTACTATAAGTGGAGGTAGTGCTCCTAGTAATGGTGACTTTATATTATATGTTAAAAACACAGTAGCAGAGTCACACGGTGTATTAGGTCATTATTGTGAGTATGAGCTCACTAATACCTCTACTTCCAAAGTAGAATTATTTTCAGTAAGTTCTGAAACAATGAAAAGTTTCCCTTAAATTAGTATATTTGCATATGATTAAGATAATACTCGCAATCCTTAACATCTTTGTCCTTCAGTACGTATTTGGTTTAATTATTCCTTCAGAAGAGGCATATTTAGCTGTTGATCCAATGACCGCAATGCTTATTATAAGTGGTGTTACTAAGCTAGCTAGTTCTGGTTTTAGTTTAGGACAAGCATCCAGAGCTAAAGATGATATGAGAAAAGCAGAAAGACAAGCTTCTAAAGCTGTTAAAGAAGCTTATAAAAGAGCTGGGGTTAATCCTCAAGAAATGAGAACTATTGACCCTATGTTGTATGAAACAGCAGGTGAAAGAATTAGTCAAGACTTATCTACTGCTTTAGAGATTACTGCTGGAGATGACCCTAGGTTACAAGCAGCAAT